ACGGGTATATTATCCGGTATGCCTATCGCCGCAACAGGCACAAGCTCAGGTACAACCACTACAACTACGCCTCGACAACAACCCGGCGCGGCTCAACAGGCGCTTGGCGCAGGTTTAACTGGACTATCTCTATATAAGGCTTTCGCATAATGCTTAATATGATCGACACTCAAGACAAACTAAAGAACTTCTCCGAAGAACAGTTGATAAGAGAAATGCAGATGCCTTCGGGTTCTGCGCCTCAGTTCATGGTGTTGAGTGAGATTGAACGTCGAAAGCGTATGCGATCAGATGCACAACGCCAAGAAGGGTTAATGCAGCCTACCGTTGCCCAAGAAGCTGTATCTGCGGCGGGCGTACCACAGCAAGGCATTGCACAAGTTGCACAGGCTATGGCTCCTAAAACAGACATGGCACAGAATACAGGTGTGCCGAGCGTACAAACATCAAAGCTACCCGGACAACCTAATCAACCTCAACGTATGGCTGATGGTGGCATTATGCGCCTAGCTCCCGGTGGGTTTGTGTCAGGTGGCGATATGAACGCTATCGCAAGATTAAAAATAAGTAATCCAGCTTTATATGAACAGTACAAAGACAACCCAGAAGAACTTGCTCGGATTGCAGCATCTTTATCCTCTAACATGTTAACACAGCTTGGCGAGAGTGAGAGTCAAGGAAGTGGTGGGTACAACGCACAGAACAGTGAAGGTTTCGTCGGTAAGTACCAGTTTGGAGATGCTAGGCTTACAGACTTTCGTGATGCGACAGGTAAAGATTTTACTATGGAGCAGTTTAAAGCTAGTCCAGCACTGCAAGAAGAAGTTGTGCAATGGCACCAGAAAGATATTTCGGACTATGCGAGTGACACAGGCTTGGATGAGTATAAAGGCCAAACAATTAATGGAGTGCTAATTAACGACGATAGCATCATGGCTATGGCTCATTTGGGCGGTAAAAGTGGCATGCGTCAGTTTATAGAATCTGGGGGTGAGTATAACCCAGCGGATTCCAACGGCACGACTTTAAGGGATTATGGCCTAAAGTTCTCTGGGCAGTTGAACCAAACTTCTGAGTTACTTAACGATCCTACGACTAACCCGATAAACCAAACTTCTAACTCTCCGGACGAAGTCGCACAGGCTATACTAGCACAGAAGCAAGGGCTATATGCTCCCGATGCTATTAAGACTACTGAGTTAGATAAATTTTATCCAAACGCTGATCCAAATTTTGTTCCTAAAGCATACCTCGGACAGCAGGTGCAAGGAGGCATGGGCTTAGGTCAAATCTTAGACCCCAACGCTACTTCTGTTTATGGTGGGTATGGGCGTGACCCAGAAAACCCCGGCTTTGTAGAAAGAATAGCAGAAAATGTATCTGAAGGGATCGGCCCTTTTCTTGACTCTGCTTCTAAGGGGTTCCCTAGGTATGAAGGGCAATCTGCTTTTAGTGGGTTTATGCGCGATCCGAATAACCCCGGCCCGATTGACAAACAAGTTGCGCGTATGGAGAAAATTGCAAAAGATAAACGTGACAAACGTGGCTACGAAGGAGCTCTTAGAGCCCGTGAAGAAAAATACTTTGGCGGTAGAGAAGGTTACGAATACCCTAATGAGGTTGCTCGACTTATGGGCGGGCGAGAGTATGAAAAGAAACAGTTGGAGGTAGAAGAAAAAAGACAACGAGACATAGAGCTGGCGAAAGAAGCTAATTCTATAGAAGAAAAAAAGATGCAGCAGAATCAGGGGATTAGGACTCTGCTTAAAGAAGAAGATAGCAAAGCCGAGGACAAGTCCTTTAAGGCCACCGCATCTAAGTTAAACCAAAACCAATGGCTATCTCTAGCGCAAGCTGGTCTTACGTTAATGAGTACAGGTGATTTCGGCAAAGCAGGGCAAGCTGGTCTATCTGCATATAAAGACTTAACGTCGATTGATTTAGCCAAAGCAAAAGCAGGCATGCGCAAACCTGTTACTGGGGCGTACCTTACAGATATGCGAAAGCAGATAGAGGCGCTAGTAGCAGAACGCGAAATGCTTGAAGACCCCGAAAAACTACCTTACTGGAAACGCATCGTCAATGGAGGTAGTGGTGTGAGCGACCCTGATAGAGTAGCTCGTGAAAGAATAAACGACCGAATAGCTGAGTTAGAACAAGCTATAAGGCAAGCATACCTTAGTGCTAACATTAACGTTAATCCTACAGGTAGTAAAAACTCTGCATACGATGTACGCTAATTAACTAAATAGGCTAAATAAATGGGTATTTTCCAATACGTAGACTCCCAAACGGGTAAAGGTTACGACTTTACTATATCCGGAGAAAATCCTTCAGACGCAGAGTTTGCTAAAATAGCGCAGATTCTTCAGCGTGATAGAGAAGAAGACCTCAAAGCATACAAAGATAGATACGGTGAAGACTTATATGTAGACGATGGTACCGCGTTAGGTCGTGGTGGTGCTAGGGGTTTCCAACAAGTTAAGCAAGCTGTTGGTGAGACTATCGGCACTATCGGAGAGCAGACTGGCCTTGGGTTTCTTGAAAAGTATGGTACCGGTGTAGAAGAACGTGCTGGTCAACAACTTGGTCTCTTGTCCCTTGAACAACCTAAGCGACTACAGTCTACAGACGTTGATGGTTTTGGCTCGATGTTGACATTCGCAGGTGAAACTATTGGTGAGCAAGGTACACAATTAGGTCTTGGTCTTGGCGCGGCTACACTAGGTACCCTAGCGGCTCCTGTAGCGGCTCCTGTTTTGGGTGCAGCTGCACCGTTTGTTGTTGGTGCTACAGCTGCTGGTCTTGTAACCGCTCCGATTCTGTTTGGTAACAACATACAACGTCAAGAAGACGAAGTAGCCGCGGGTAAGAAAGATAGAGTCGACGTAGGCGATGCGCTGACCGCCACTTTCGGCCAAGCGGCACTTGAAGGTGTTGCAGACAAGTTATTGCTAGGTGGGTTTAAGTTACTAAAACCGGTCGGTTCTACGAAAGAAGGCTGGAAAGGCGTACTCACACGTACAGGTTCTCGTGCTACAGGCGGCGCTGGTACTGAAAGTTTGACTGAAGTCGGACAACAAATGCTAGAACGTGCGCAAGCTGGACTACCTATTGATAGTGACGATGCCATTGCAGAGTATCGTGAAGCCGCCATTGCAGGTGGTCTAATCGGTGGTGGTACACGAGCTACACTTGGTGCGTTCGGCGAGGGTAAAAGCATAATCCCTACTCGTACAGTGACACCCGATACTTCTGAAGTGACACCCGTCACTACACCTACTGTTATAGACGACCAAATGCTTGATAATGCAGGTGTGTTTCCTCGGGCACCGTTCCGTCAAAAAGTATTAGGTAAGGATATTACTGACCCAGAGGTACAAGCACTCTTGCGTAAATACGCAAAAAATACAATAATCCGTAATCAACGACCTGACTTAGAAGCTAATATAGAGGCTCTGATTAATGGAGAAGTGGCAACAGAAGTTGAATCTGGAGGCGAAGGAGCTGGAACAAGCGTTTCGAGTAGTGGAGACCGCGTGGGAGATGGCGGAGATAGATCAAGTAAACGTAGAGATTCCAGAGAATCTACAGCATCTAACGCCGATGCACTGGGAACAGATTTGCCAGATGTTGATGAGTCTGGAGGACCAGCGGGACCAGAGTTCAATACACTAGAAGAAGCCGCAGCTCAACAAGAAGACGATCCTGTAAGCAGATTTAGGACTTTGAAAAAAGGGCGTAGTATAGAGAAAGGTTCTATATACGATCTGTACCCCGACGCGACTACAATACGAGACAAAAAATATGGTAAGGGTGCAGGAATACAGCCTCGTGTAAGCAGGACTATATACATGCCTTATGAGGAAGCCGCTAAGATAGGTGGTTTATTCCAAAACGAAGAAATGCCTGTGCAGTTTACCGCTACTGGCGACAACAAAGCTAAACTTGTACATCTAGAACCTTACGGTACAGGGAAGAATCAGAAGAAAGCTGGCTCCGATGCTAGTGAAACTGTTACTTTTGAGGTTCAGCCCAGAGTAGGTCTTATCCCCGTAGAGATTTTAAACGATAAGAACAACGCTCCGGGAGGAGGCAGAAACATACATTTCGGCAATGAGATCGTTGAAGTAGATATTCAAGACAAAGCCGAAGATGTTGACCCACAAGCTGTTGAAGCCCTTACGGAGCAAGTTGACGAGCAAGTAGTAGAAGGTGTTGATGCAGATAGCCCGCGCTCCGTTATGCCTGTACTAAGTGAAGAAGGTACAGCACTTGCACCGACACCTCCCAAGGAAATTCAAGGGGAAACAGTACCACAAGCACAACTACAAGCCGCTGAAGATACCCGTGACCAAGAAGCTCAGGCTAAACTTGATGCCTTATTCGAAGACGGACGTCGTTCAGAAGGATTACAAGAGTATCACGATACGCAGATAGACGCACAAGCTGCACCTGAAGTTACTACTGCAGTGGATAAAGAAGGTATTATTGAACTTCTCACTACTTCGGACGCCGCCCTTAAAGGGAACAAACCAGCTCAAAAAGCTAAGTTATTCTTCAAACGATTCCGTAGACCTGTTGACGCCCTCGCCGAAATCGGTTCGCAAGCCGCTATTGGGGCTACGCAAACTATTAAGAAGGACTATACTCCTGCGCAGTTTGCTTTTTACAACGGTATGACACAACCTGCGGCTATGGACGCACGTCGTTGGGTCCACGAAAACATGTCTGACAGTGCTATACAAGAGATGATACGTGCCCGCCGTATGGCTAACCGTGATACTTCTAAGTTTAATCCGTCTGATGCCTACATAGGCGTGGTCAATGCCGCTAAATCAATACAGAAAAGTATAGATAGGACATTTAAAAAACAGCAAAGCAAAGATGCAAAAGAAATAGCGGCGGCGGAGCGTTTAAAAGTTGCAAACGAACGGATAAACAAAACTCTTGCACTAGACAGTTCTATGGCTAGCGACGTTAAAACAACGACATTGAAGTCAGGCGAGGAATTATTCCGCGTAACTAAACCGGTTAGAGGTCGCACTGCGTTTGAATCATATCTTATCGGCACGGGTCTTCAGCTTAGAGAAAATAATAAAGTATCTACTGTCCTACCGCAAACTACAAGGATAGTGTACGACCCTGAAGCTAAATCAGTTATATCAGGCGAAGAAATTATGGGTCTGTATGACGGCTATGCACACTCACGAGATTTGGGCTTCTTACTAACTGATCCTGTGCATGGTTTAGATCAGGTATTACTACCTAGTATACAGAACGCACTGCAAAGAGGTGACTTACAGTTTGCTCTTAATGCGATAGCCGCTACAAACCCAGTAGAGCGTGTTCGTCAGATTGCAGGTAAGTTGGCCGAAACTATTGGTACTACACAAGTTCAAGTGGTTGACGATCTATCTACAATGGTAGGACGCAAAGCGGCTGGTATGTTCCGCCCCGCAACGAACACAGTATTTATAGACGCTAACAATGGTATGAACGTGCATACTGTTTTACACGAGATGGCTCACGCGGTCACTTCAGCATCTTTAGCTAACCCTAATTTACCAGAAGTTAAGCAGTTGCAAGCGCTTCTTGAAGCGGCGAGAGAACAACTTGGCGATGTGTACGGTACGAAAAACTTAGATGAGTTTGTTGCAGAGGCGTTCGGTAATCCTGAGTTCCAAAGAGCTCTAGCTCTTATGAGTGTAGACGGCGGCAAAATGGCAGGGTGGAAGAAGTTTGCAAGTGCAGTCATGCGCGCTTTCCGCAAGATGCTAGGGTTTAAGCCGAAACCTCCGGAATCACCACTCGACGATATAGACCGTTTAGTTACGGGTCTGCTTACTCCAGCACCGGATACACGAGCAGCTCCTGATATGTTGTTGCTGGGACGCACTGCAAAAGGTGCAACCGAGTTGTTACGTAAACACGTTACAGTAGTGCCTCTGGCAGATAAAAATCGTTACGAACAGGCAAGAGACTTTATTAGCGAAAACACTCCTCGTAAATTAAAACAGTGGGTGCTCGCAGTACAGCCTGTAAACAACTTGGCACGGCTAGCTAAAGATAGAATACCTTTCGCCGATGAGTTAAACGTCTTAATCGACCAAACATCGGGCGCACTGCGTAAATCCTTCGAGCCTGTGGACGTGCTATATAACGATTACAGAGCCTACCGCAAAGCAAACCCTGAAGGGTACAACAGGATGCAGGCACTGATGAACCGTGCTACGCAAGACGAAGTCGATCCTGCCCGTCCGCGAAGCACCTATGATAAGTATTGGTTATCGTACTACGACATGAAAACCGAAAGAACGGTTATGCAGGACTTCAGCAATGTCAAAGATCGAAACGCAGAGGTTAAAAAATTAAATGACGACTTAGAACAAAAGTTCGGTGGTCAAGACATGCCGAGGTCAAAAGCTAAGAAAGCAGGGGAACCATCTGACGAAAAAGGCGAAATATGGGATACTTTAAATAAAGAGTACAAACTACTCGGTAAACAAGGGCAAGACCTGTATAAAATTACTCGTGACATGGGTGAAGCTGCGCAGGACCGTATTATGCCTGCCATTAAAGCACGTATATCTTCTTTAGGTATAGATGCAGAAGCCCAGAAAACTGCGTTTGAAAAACTATCTGACCTACTGCATGCTCAAGGTGGTGTCATCCGCCCCTATTTTAAACTAGGTCGCGATGGGGATTTCAGATTATCATACAATGCCCCCGACCCTCTTAGGAATGGCGGTATAGAGGTGTTTACTGAATACTACACATCTGAAAAAGATATGCTGCAGGCACAGGAAAATGTCGTTAAATACTTACGAAGTATTGGACGTGACGACGACGTTAGTAAGATTGAAGTTGGTAAACGCGACGCACAGAGGGACTACAGTAAAGCTCCAAGCTCCTCGTTTGTATTTGAAGTACTGCAAACTCTACAGGGGGCGGGGGTAGATCAACAAGCTATAGATAGAATTATTGACCTGTCCTTAGATGCGATACCAGAACGATCATTTATGCAGTCGTTTCGTAGTCGTAAAGAGCGTAGTGAAGGTAAACGCGGTATTCTAGGTGCATTGGGTGATGTTACTCCGTCTGGTATGCCGGGAATGGAAGTTGACCCTGCAGAAAGATTCCGTGACAATTTTCGAAGTATTGAAAAACAGCTTGTGCAGTTGGAATACGGCGCAAAAATACAGGTTTTCCGAAACAAACTTCAAGATGGCGACTACCTAACAAGACTCGACACTGCGGACATAGCGGAGAAGCTAGACAAAGTTGCAGAGTTTGCGCAAGCCCCATCAATGGCACGGTGGTCACAAATCGCTACTTCTATGGGTTTCGGCTGGACGATGGGGGCTAACATATCGTCTGCCTTTAACATAATGTTTGATATTCCTATGGCGGTACACCCTTATCTAGCTGGACAGTACGGTGGGAGGAAAGCTACGTCAGCTATATCTCGAGCAACAAAGTTGTTCATGGGGTCTCCATCTACAAAGATGATCACTGTTATGGGTGCAGATGGCAAACCAGAGGTACGAGAAGTACAGCTAGGTAAGCATAACAAAGGGTTTGATAACTACAACTTCGACGATCCTAACACACCTGAAGATATTCTAAGGTATAAAACATTGGTTGAGAAGGCCGGTGCTAGGGGTATGTTTAATCAGAGTATAGACCAAGAGCATGTGGACTTAACTAACCGCAAAGATGTTTTAGCTAAGATGAATCAAGTAAGTGGGTTCCTTGTACATCACGGCGAGCGCTTTGGACGTCAGATATCATTAATGGCTACATATGACTTAGAATTAAACAATCGTACTGATAACGGTAAAAAACCAGCAACCCAAGCCGATTATGATGCGGCGGCACAAAAAGCTATGGAGGCTACGGAGTTAACACTAGGTTCTACGGCTTCCGCAGGTCGTCCGGTGTGGGCGCAGAAGCCCGTGGGTAACATAGCCTTCTTGTTTAAACGGTTCGCGGTGTCTCGATATTACTTCATGGCACACTTAGTAGACCAAGCACTAGCCGAAGCAGACCCAGACATCCGTAAGATTGCACGGAAACAACTTGCGTACTTTATGGTAACTACTGGGTCATTGGCCGGTGTCGCTGGGCTACCTTTGATGGGTGCAGTGGGCGCAATCTACGATATGTTTGCTGATGATGACGAAGATGACTTCGAAGCTATGATGCGTAAGATGGTGCCCGGTACGTTATACGATGGGTTAGCCAACGAACTACTAGGCGTGGATATTGCTAGTCGTGTGTCTATGAACAGCTTGTTATATCGCCAGCCGTTTATCGACAAAGACCAGAGCAGGTTCTACACACTTATAGAACAGCTAGGCGGCCCTGTTGTTGGGGTAGGTTTGAGCGTTGAGCGAGGGTATGATCTTCTACAAGAAGGTGAAGTTCAACGTGGGCTTGAGGCTATGGCACCTGCCGCTATGCGTAACTTGAGCAAGTTTCAAAGGTTCTCTACCGAGGGAGCGAACACGATGCGAGGCAATCCAATCGTAGATGATATAAACCCATACAACTCGTTTATGCAGTTGTTAGGCTTCGCCCCTGCAGACTATGTAGAAAATTTAAAGATCAACAGCAGTGAGCGGCGTAGACAAAACGCTGTGGATGAAAGACGCCGTAAGTTATTACGTCGGCACAACATGGCTAAAACTCAAGGTGATAGAGAAGCGGTTCGCAAGATACGCGAAGATATACGAGAGTTCAACCAATCTTTGCCCGCAGAATATAAGGAAGATGCGATTGATGGCAAAGCGTTGAAGAAGTCTCTCAGCGGGTTCCTCACAACAACCGGTAAAATGATTAACGGTATTGTGTATACAGACGCTATGCGTAAGAGTTTCGAAGAGTACGAATAAAAAGCCCCCGCCGAAGCAGGGGCAAGTATTCAGGTTGAGAACAACATTCACAGGCGAACGTCGTACCAGTATTGTTACACAGTACGCCACGTACGTAAACCTAATTTACCGTTTTCTATGCAGGTTTGCGTATCAAACTTCCATTCTTTACGTTTTGCGAGTTTATTTAGTTGCTCTTTACCCTTCTCAGTGTTGACACAAGGCACAAATATGGATGCCCCCACACTCATGTCCTCCCAGTCAACAGTGATCCGTAACCCATCTGGGTTTAGATCGTCAACCTTCAATACTTTCTGATCCATCACTATCTTGCTCCATCTCTGCAAACTCCATCTCTAGTACCCAATCCGGCGGTAGGTTAAAGTCAGTGCCTTTAGTAAGTCGTTTCTTTGTTCGTTTTGCGCCTAACTTAGTTTTTAATTCGTCCACTACACCCGCGTAGTTTATCTGTTGATCAATGCACCACTCTCGGAATGGCTTCAACCGTAGGAACAATAGCTTCGTATCAGGCTCGTAACGTGCAACTAAATGGCCGCGGGGTGACGCGCCTACAGGTACAAGTTGGTCTAAGCCGTTGTCGTTTTTACCACGAAGGTCTTCAGTGCTTTCGATCTTCAGCATGTTGTTGTAGTTTTCTGACAAGTAGTTATTAAGTGTTTGTGTAACAGACGAGCCTACATCGTTCACATAGCTATTACGAGAAATCAATTCACGTACAACCCACTTATACACAGCACCGACATCATAATTAACAAGATTCAACTTCTTAGCAATAATAAGACCCGCTAGGATTGCGGCATTGCCACAAGACCAGAACCGATGCTCCGTGCTAAGTCCGGCCGCTTTGTCTAAACGTGTACGTACAGACTCAACGATGCGGATTACTTCTTCTTTGTTACCCATAACCCACTGAATATACTCTATACCTATATGCCCATAGTTGTTTTTAAAATCTTCAAATAGTTTTTTGGTTTCCGTGTTATTCCCCAAAGTAAAATTCTTCTTCTGCACATGGATTTCAAACATCCTATACAGTTCCGCTTTCGGCGTTGCTTTGTGCCGACCCAGTATTTCCCATGCACTTGTGTTACCTGAGCTCAACGCGAGTAGTTGCCAAGGTTTACCCCGCGCCCGTTCGACGTTGCCGTTGGCAGCTAGTCTATTTTTTTGCCGCCCACTGGATACTTGATAAACGTATTGGGACATTTGCTCACCTGTTACGTTAGTCAGCTCATCAGACACTAGCGGTAGGTTGTGCATAACTTCCCCACGGTGCATGCGTGAGTTATGTGTGTCGTCTGTGTTTAACTGTAGTTGTTCAGGGCTTCCCCATATACCTATTGCCGCCATCTGTGCAGTAGTTTTACCTACCCCTGACCCACCATAAAGATGTACAGACATACTGTTCAACCCTGTAAGCGCCATGAGCGGCGAGCCGAAACCAATGCCTACCACGTATTGATGTAGTTCAAACCCTTCTTTGTTATAAAAATCCAATAGCTCAAAGTTACGTTCGCGGGTGCCTTTAGCCTCAAACGAATCCATTAACGCTGCTGTACTAGAGGAAGTCGGATTAAAGTCCACGCCTGTCGCAGTAACTAACTTGTCGCCTAATACGAACGCTTCCATATCGTCACCAGCCCAACCAAATTGTCGGTGTGCCTCGTCGGCTACAGTTGTACGCTGTAGTTCGTCAACCCATTTTGTTGTGTATGCCATTAATTTATCTAGAGCCTTTCCCCATGCAGTGACGCCTTCTTTCGCCATACACTTACGGAACTCCTCACGGGAAGTTATACTCGTAAGAGGTACGTTAAACTGTCGTACACCGTCTTTTGGTAAATGTAGGCGGAACACTAGCGTCTCGCCCAGTTCGATGTCATGCAGACGCCGAGTAATATAAATGTCGTAGTGGTATATAACCTCTTCTTCGATATCCCCGTCAGAGTTACTACTGCGTAAGAATACGCCGCCCGCCGCTCCACGGAAGTAAGGATTAGGATATTCTGGTATCTCAAAATCTTCAGACTTTTTTACCCCTGCCTTTACTATCGGTGCAGACACCACCACGTCACCTTCGGACTCCCGAATACGTTTACCCAGTACAATCGGTGATTTAATCTCGTTCCATAAAGGACAGTTCTCGCATGTACCTTCGTTAAGGTCGTTGAAACGTGCACAGGTGTATGGGCCTTTTATCTCGTCCATCTTCTTGCGCATATCTGCTTCGTTGTATTCGGGATGTTTCTCTGATATTTTTACTGCGGCTGTGGCTCCATCACTACAGAACTTCGCAATAGATAGCCCTGCTCTCCACAGAGGTTCGCTAACTTCTGCTTGGTTCATGGCGATGTACTTTAATTGTTCGCACCCTTTCCCCTGCACAGTTTTCTTTATGATTGTCTTAAAAACATTCTCGCTGTTCTCGGCGTAGGCTTCGTAAAGAGCATCAGTACCTAAGTCAATCTTGATAACTGGCTTCGCTAATACCCCTAGCTTGGATGTAAAATCTTCAAGCATAACAGGTTCTGGCATAGACACGCCAAGAAACTCTACTGGTAAAGGCGGGTCTTCCTTATAGTTCTTTGAGTTAGGCATACGCAGGATACGTACTACGTCAGCAGTAACAGCAGGGTCAGCAAGTAATCCGTTCTCAGAACAGCACCGCTTTAATCTGTCAGCTTCCACAGCCCATTGCTCCGCCGAAAGTGCTTCGGTAAGAGGCCAATATACATGCACACCACGTCCACTGTTAACCATCAAGGGTTTAGGGAGTGATAGTTTCTTGCAGAAATCACGCACTGCAAATACTGCGGCTTCTTTAGTAGGGTATTCGTATGTTGGTCCACAATCCAAGTCGAGGAAGAAAGACTTCAACTCGTGTGCGTTTGCACCTTTACGACCTGCATCGACTGTTGGTTCTTTAAATGTACTTAAAGCAAAGTACGTGTTTAGCCCGTCTGCTATAAACTTACGTGTAGCTCTCTCTGCGTCTTCAATAGTATCGTAAAACTTCTGTTTACGTACGGCACCTTTAGCGGCGAATACGCAATAGTGTCCTGAGTCGCTGAGTAATCCTTTTAAAAAGTCTAAGTTGTTCATTGTTACTGCTCCAAAAATATATCGTGGCGGGCTCTCGAAAGGGTGGTAAACCCGCCACGACTGCCTATCGTTAAACTAGGTGACTGACCCCTCAGTCGTCCCAGTTGTCTACGATAGAAGCAAGATCGGCCTCGTCAGGAGAGGGAGCAGTAACCTCTTTCTTCTTGGCGACCTTCTTAGGTTCAGGTGCATCGTCGAGTACAGGCTCTTGCTTTGCCACTGATCCATTACGTTGTGTCTCTACCTTGTCGGTTTGGGAAACAGTTAACGTAATTGCTTTGATAGCGTCATCGCTATCTTTCATGGACACAGCTTGATTTAGTTCTTCCTCAGTCAATGGACGGACTGGCTTGAAGAACAGTTTAGGTGTGTCACTGTTTTCGTCAAAATACATCTGCGTAAGCACAGCGATTGACGGTGTCTTGTGAGCTTTAAGGTATTTAGCGTATGCTTGCATGCCCATCTTACCATCTTTAGCTTCGCCAAATATAGACGTAGCAGGTAGTTGTAATTGGTACACAGTGTCGTACTCACCTTCGAGCAATACAGCAACGCGCTGATTGTAGCGACATGCACGGCTTTCGCCTTGCCCAGAGCCTTTGATATTCTGTGGACAATCCATACAACGAGATGCTTGGCGGGTATCCGCAGGTACATCTTTAGACGGAGTTTGTGTATCAGGAGACCAACAAGCAGGTGGAGTTGGGTTCTCAGGATCGTATGCCCCTGCATAGTATGTACGTGATAACTTTGCCGCGTTGATAACGACTACGTTTAAGAGGCCATCGCTCTTAACATTGACTTGTTCTCCGCTGACCATTTGACGGAATCGGCCACCACGTAGGCTGATACGGTTTGATCCGCCACCACCACTGCCACCGGCTAGATTATCGTCGGCTTCCTGCAGTTGTTTAAACAGGTCACTACTTACTAGGGAGTTGCCTTCCCCAAACAATGATACTTCTGACATGTACTATTCTCCTTCTGAATTTGTTTTTGGGGCTTCTTTTGTAGCCTTTTTAGTTTTAGAAGCTAATGCCGCTTCCACTTCATCGAGCCGAAACCGGTAGATATCACCCACCTTTATGTAGCTACTCGCAGGGATTTCACCTGTATATACCCACTTGCGAATTGTAGATAGGGACACTTGGAAGTAATCCACTACAGTATTTATATTCACATATGGCGATTCAATATCACTCATTTTTTCCTCACAGATATTGCGTACTCAGAATCCACATTAAGACCTGCCGGTACTAGGTCAGGGTTTTCCTCAATGAACTGACGTACATGGGTTTGATTTAAACGCTTTTCAAAAAACTCAGGGACTTCGTTATCCATAATAAACTTGTGCATGGATTCCCAGTCGCTTGTCCAATAGCGTTGCTTCACAGTGCGATAGAACAAACCCGAAGCAGTGCGCACACTATCGACCTCGTGTTCCTTGCAATATTCCAGCAGGGCAAGTTTTACCCTGTCCTGCTGTTCTCGGAGCTTGCCCTCTTCCTCTTTATATTTGGAAGTTAACTCCGAGCGTTTGTCGCGTATCTTAGTGTACGCATTAACTAACTTGTCTACTGACACAGCCATGTTGTTCTCCGTTTTATACTTGTTTTACTGTCATATACGATTGTATGGTAGTTAGTCAAGTATTTCTTTATATAAATCTATCATCGCAGTGTGTATGTTTATACGTTCGTCTAGCATGCGGTAAATACGTTTTTCCGCGGCTGACCCCGCTAATTGAATTACAGTACACTTATGGTCTTGCCCTGCACGGTGTATGCGGGCGTTTGCTTGTAGATAAGTCTCCAAAGAAGAAGTAGGCCCCCACCATACTATTGTATTCGCCGCAGTCAAGGTCACACCATGCGCGGCGGACTGCGGTTGAATTACTAGAACTTTCGGATCAGGCGTTGATTGGAACCTGTCAAATATCTGTGTGCGGTTAGCCGCAGATACATCTCCTCGTATGATCTCAGACGTGACGCCGTCATCTCGGAGCTTCTGTGCTAGCATATCTATAGTATGTCGGAACGGCACGAATACAATTACCTTCTTACTGCTCTCGTCTATAGTTTCTTTCAACGCTTGGTATCGGCTTCTGATGTCGAACTCAACCGAATCTCCATCGTCAGTATAAACTGCACCCGCGCTAATTTGCAGTAGCTTGTTCATGTTGATCGCGGCGTTGGCCGAAGTCACGGACTCCCCTGCTACCTGCATTAGCATCTGCTTACGTAATGTTTCGTAGTACTTCTTCTGCTGTGGTGTCATCTCGACAAAGCGCTTAGTGTAGATCATGTCGGGTAAGTCGAGGCACTCTTCTTTGGTAAATCTGATCGCAGGTTGTAGTGCGCGAAACACTGTATCCTTGGCGGTCTCTTTAGGTTTGTAAGAGAACTGCGTGACTTTCCACATGACCATATCTCTCCATGCCCCAAAGAATCTCGGCACTGCCAACGGGTTCACAAGTTTAGCTAGCCCGTAAGCATCAACTGGACTTTGTGCGGCGGGTGTACCTGTCATCATCCACAACCAATCGTCTTCTTTGATTAGTTTGTTTAGTGTCTTCCATCGTTTTGTCTGTGCGTTCTTATAGTGTGTAGCCTCGTCTACAATAAACAAATCAAACCCACCCGCGGCGATCTCGTCTTTGACAACTTCAACACCATCGTAGTTTATAATTACAAACTCAGCCCCACTGTTGATTATCTTTTTACGTTTCTCTTTGCTCCCATGTGCTACATCTACCGTGCGGTGCATAGCGAAGGAGAACAAGTCGTTGCGCCATGCGCTATCCATAATCGACAAAGGACATACAACAAGTACACGTTTAACTTTGCCTTGGGTCATAAGATAGTCTGCCGCCCATATAGCCGATGCAGTTTTACCTGTGCCCTGCTCGTTAAAGCAAAAGGACTTCTTGTTCAGTGTCATAAAAGACGCGGTGTCTTTCTGATGATCGAAGGGCGTGTATTGCCCCGGCCAACTGTACCGTTTTGTAATCGGTGATGGTGCGTTTATGTTTAACGAACGCAGGGATAGAACTTCATCTAACCCCCACTTTACGACGACCTTGTTCATAGGTAGCTCCTTGCTGTTGGGGATAGCTGTTGTTATTTGCTTTGGGTTGCGTACCCGTAGCATTATTGCTTTATCCCGCAAAATTTCCATGTTGTTCTCCGTAGTAGTGAGTCACTACTTTTTCTTCTTTTTGGGGCTGCTCATAGCACCACCCGCGGCTCGATTTTTCTTACGGCTTTGGACTTTGTATCCGTCCTTGTTTGTGCCGCCTTTACTTAGTGCCTTCTTGTGAGCGATATCTTTACCTTCTCGCTTGTCGGCTTTGCCATTCTTGTTGGCATCTTTACCTTTCTTATCCATCGCACGTCTGGCGCGTTGTCGCTCCATACGAGCTTCGTGTTCTCCTCTCGCTTTCTGCTGTTGATATTCTTTTTTATACGGGCGGGGTTTATTTACGTATGGCATTAGTTTGCTCCATTATGGGGACACTCAACTACTTGACAGTGTCGTTTACACAGACCAGATGGCTTTGGATTCCAAACATCCACCTCGAACGCTTTCTCCATCTTAGCATAGTTTGCTAACCATTTCCCCCATAGAAGTTGCTGTAAGTCTATTTCATATTCGGCTTTGACAAGGCTCTTGGCAATAACGAACAACAGACCTGCATTTAGCTTAGTGACCTCGGGGTAATGTTTAAAAATTGTCAACGCCATCAACTCCAACTGGCCTTTGTCAGCATACTTCGCCGATCTGCCTGTCTTGTAGTCAATTATCCAACCCACCCCAGTTTCTTTATCTATGATCGCAAGATCAACAATGCCTCGAAACCATACATCTTTTGCAAAGAAACTGCAGGGTTCTAGGTCAGCGGTCAAGCCTAACTTCTGCTCTACTATCTTCTTACCTTTTTTGTTATTAAGGGAATCCAACGTAGGTTTTATAAAGTCAAACTTGGCGGGTACAGGAGTACCTTTACCTATGTAATCCTCACATGCCTTGTGGAACTCAGTGCCGTAGCGCATAGCCTCGGTTTCTCTGAACGGATACTGCTTGAGTACCTTCTCATGGTAGAACTGTTTGGGGCATTGCTCAAATGCTTTGATACGGCTAAACGACCACGGCGCGGCTTTACTCATCTTTTACCACCCAGTTTATTCTTGCGGCCATCCTATCCTCTCCTATAGGTTGGTTGAAGAAACCCAACGTCATTACCTCATCGCAGTCTCGGCAGTGATAATCCGCGAACATACCACTATACTCCATAACAAGACCGTTCCGTAACTCCCAAGTCCGCATTGTTAGCTCGGCACCGTCACAGAGCGGGCAACAAATTAACTCTCCACCACCTAACTTAACCTCTAACTCTCCACCAGCTAACTTAACCTCGGCTCGCCCCTGCGTTGGAGTATTTCGAGCCCCAAGCAGCTGCGCTTCATACGCATTGATGTATTTATCCTTCATTCACAATCTCCATAGGATTTGCCAGTGCCACTTTCGCAATCGACAGGAAGGCCCTCTGCCCAGTCTGGTGTCCATCTCATACATCTCTCCACGTATGCTTGTGCTTCAGCGACCTCCTCGTCGGGTACACAACATGCAATCGAATCGTGTACAGTAAGCACTACTTTATACTTCTTATTAATTAGTAGCATCTGCTCACCTATTATGCAACGCGCTATAGCCTGACACACGTTCTCGATAACTTTACCGCCATATATCCGTGTTCGGCCTCGGCGTACTTTGTATGTATATTCGAAACCACTCTCAGACTGCTCCCCATGTAACTCAGGGTAAAATATCTTTAACCCACTAGGTACTATCAGGGCTTGGTTTTTAGGGTCTACCCCAATGATACCCTTCTTACCAAACTGCACAGCACGGTAGTTAGCCAACTGCTTAACCATGTAGTTAGCATCTCTCCATACCTTGCTTATCTTAAAGTTAGCTTCTCGATAGATAGATATAATCCGTCTTGCCTCGTCCTCAGACACCTCAAACCCAAACGTCTTTAACTGCATGCCGAACTTCTCTGCCCCCATGCCGTAGCCCGCACCTAGAATTGTAGTCTTACCCACGAACCTTTGGTCTTTAGTTACGTCTTCTACGGCCACGTTGTATATACTTGACGCCATATACTTGTACACGTCCTCACCCTTGGCGAACTGATCTACAAGATCGTTCTGCCCTGCGAACCACGCAAGCACTCGCGCCTCGATTTGGGACGAATCGGCTTCGACAACTGTGTGTCCTTCTGGTGCAATGATAGCCTTCTTTAGCTTCTTACCATTTGGCCCACGGCTCGGTAGGTTTTGTAAGTTAATTTTATCTGACCCACCCCATCTGCCGGTGTGCGCCGCGTAGTACCTAATCGGTACGGGTAAACGCCCACGTTTAGATATACCTATAAACCTCTGCGTACGTGTTTCCTCAAGAGTAGATTTGTTCCCAAGGCGCGCCGCTACTAGAGATTGCACACGATCATCAGCATGCTCCTGCAATGCCTTGAAGTCTTCGTCGCTCTTAGCAAAGGCGTACGTCTCCTTACCTGTTGTCAGACTGGTCTTCATAGGCGGCTCGACACCAAGATCACGTAGCATGTCAGCAAACTTGAGATTTGACATCAAGTCTTTCTTATCTGTCACCCCTGCATCGCGCAGTAGTTTATCCTTACGATCTTGCGTGTCTTCCAAGTGCTGTTCCAACAACCCAAGGTCTAGATCAAGTATCGGATCAATAAACATACGCAATGTAACGTCGATTAGCTTTAGCTCAGTGCGAGGGAAGTTAGCCCCCATGATCTTAAACAGTTTATACGTTAGCTCGACATCCTGTATACAATACTCGCCGTACTTCTTAGCTTCTTCCGCAGTGAAATCGGCGCGGCGTTTGCCCTTGGCGTTGTGTACTTCGAAACCTTTTTCGCCGATACCGTAGCGTTCAGACAAAGCCCGCAATGATGCGCCTGCATCCACGCCGTGTAAACCTCTACCCATGCACATAGTATCGAACCAAACCTTCGGCTTCACACCATATCTCCAACTTAGTATAGCTCCATCGAACATAGTGTTCTGTGCTAGGATGGCGCTCTGAGAGAAGTCTATGTATGATAGTAGACGTTCAATGGTCACGGGGTCGTTTAAGTACTGAGTGGCTTTATCATTCTTTTTTATAGCAAGGCCGATTACTTCGAACCGTGAGTCGCGCACATAATCTTCTGTCGTCATCTTAGATAGTGAGTAGTCCTGATCATAGTAAGTCTCAAAGTCGAGCGTGTATACATCCATTAGTTAACTTTCTTTTTGTAGTATTCATCTACTAACAAATCGACGAGGTAATCTGCCAAGCTAGGGTAATCGTTTCTTAGCATTTGGTCTGCGGCAAAATCCCATACTTCTTTGGTGGTGTTTTCTACCAACGACGAACCAACACTACCTGTCTTAATATCGTAGCGACGCCTAAACGATGCTATATCTGTGATGGGAACTGGCTTATTTGGCGGCAAATCTCCACGCCTTTGCGCCCTTGCTATGGACGCGGCAACCTGTGCGTAAGTCCCTTGTACTTCTCGTGCTATGTCTTCCTTACACATACCCGCTTTACTAAGAGTAATTATCTTTTCAGTTATAGGTTTAATTTTACTGCCCATTATACTCTATCGTCCTCTCCAAGGCCGCGCCGCTGATAAGCTATGAGAAAGCTAAGACAGCATGCGGCGTGTGCTAAATGTGAAAACCCTGTTTCGGGGTCATTATCTTCACCTCTCCACCAAGCCCACATGTGACGCATCATTGCGCTAAAGTATCTACTCCAAGATGCACCTTGCGCCCAGTTGTGTGCGCTATACTTCTGTGCGCCAAACGTAAGAACTCTTGCTGTTTCTTCGAGCAACTCTGGTGGTAACAGGTCGTACCTAGTTTTAGCGTTGTCGTCCTTTACAAACTTAGGCACAGGTATTTCTTCTCTCCAGTTAGGTGACGATATAGTTGCTATCATCTTGTCTACGTATTTTATACTTACCCCTACGGCTTTAGCTACTTCACTAGAAGTTGCCTTGCGGTTAGCAAGTAGATACGTCCATACACGTTCTTCTTTCTTGGTCATATGTTGTATCCTTCTTTGCGCCTGTTACTAACAAACTTAGTTAAGTCTGCTTTGGCGTAGTCGTAACGATCTCTTGCAGATGGTGATGCAGTTGGTTGTATGTATTGCTGTTGCCAAAAGTCTACTTGTTTACGTAAGAACTGTAACTCGTACTCGAGGGCGGGCGTTAGTTTCTTTTTGTTGTGCATTACATTTCATACCAATCTGTATTTGGCGCCCATAAAACCCAAGAGGCTTTGTCTTGCCCACCTTTACAATGCACTTGAGCCTTGGTCATTTCCCCTGCATTGTGCATACGAATAAGTGCTGTTTGTACAGACACAACGTCAACGTCTAATGCGTCAGCTAATACTTTAGAAGTAGATGCAACCTGATTAGCTTCCTCTTGGAAATACTCTTCGATACGATCTTCCAGATTGGCTACCTCAACTCTCGGTGTAGGTTCTTCGACGTTTGCAGATACACCAACCGCTTGCCAAGGCGTGTCAACTTTAGTGTTTGGTATTAGTGTAAGCGTCCGTACTTGTTCTTCTGCGACGGTGTGCTTCTTAGCTAGCTTAGAGTTTATAAAGACCTTCTCGCCGTTATCGACACGTACCCCAAAGGCAGTGCCTGTAGGCATTTGATGTACGATAAAAACTTCTTGCGATTCCATGTTATTCAAAATGTTCATATTGTTTATTCCTGTTGTGTTGATGCCCAATACTTAATCTGTGTTTCTGTTTGGTGCATATTTGTTTCGTTTACAACCCAATCAAAACCCCCTGCTGTTTTGATATCATCTAGGTTCTTCTGTTGCAGTGCGGTAGTCTTCCCCTTCCCTGCTTTACATTCAATACCAAGGAACAGACCTTTGTAGCATGCGATTATGTCAGGTACGCCGCTTCGTCCAAATCCACCTGTAACAGGGTAGAAGTAGTATGCTCCCATCTTCTTTAGGTAGTTAGTCACTACCTTCTTTACTTTAGCTTCTGGTGTTGTTGCCATTGTTGATCTCCATGTAAAATAACTGGCTTCGATGGGGGGCAGATGTCCGCCCCCCAAAGTTAAATTGGTAGTGTGTCACTACCTATCAGCGTAAATCCAATAAGTAGTTTTGTCGATCCTGTGACCTACACCTTCTATTGGTTCAGTCGGTGGTGTAGGATCAACGAGCATAAGTGTAGCAATACGCTCCCTGATCCATTTAGGTGTTTCGTTTATAGTGTCATATACTCCTAAACCTGTCGCGTCAATAGCGTCTAGATCAAAAGACATTACATTAACCTTATTTGTAGTAGGATGTATTGTCACGCGGTACGTGATAGTGTCAGTTGTTCCCACACTTACTCGCCTTTAATGTAGAACATATTTTCACCTGCACGATACCCAACACCCGCAACGTATTGGCCTTCGTCGACCATAGACAACACAGACATAGCACCGAGTAGTCTCTCTGGTAGTTCTTCCTGTGTGTACGCTATCTTGTTATCAGCACTATCGTCGTGATGAAACAGTGTGAAGTGTTGCGGTATTTTCTTGAAGCCTCGGTATAGGTTAGCACCTTGAGCTTGTACAACCTCGATAAACGTGTGGTCTTTATCATGTATATCTCTACTATCATGTAGCTCCTTAACCGCTTCAAAGGCTTCGATTAGTTGCACTTCAAGTTCTTTGTCGAGAAACTCGTAGTCTGACTTTAATATGTTAGCGAGTTCTCTTTTAAGAGGTGCGGTGTTTAGGCGTGTCCTACCAAATACATCGGTGTCAATCTTGTTCGTTATCTTGTGTGCCTTGGTCTTTACTTCGTCCAACGAACGAGACACACCTCTAGCAAAATCCCTTTGCACTTGTTCCACAACTTGCTTTGCGGTTGGTGGGCGTAGGTATTTACATGCGTTAAGTAACCCCTTGTTGAAATGCAGTGCTGAAGACATGAAGCAATTATCTCCATACGAGTACTTGCCGTTCTGTATGTTAGGCGAATAAACAGCATGCCGCTTGTCACCTGTACCACCTTCAAACACGTCTGCGTATCTTATCCAACCCATAGCGTAGGTGTCTTGCGGTCTGTAAACCCACATGGATTCCAAACTTTTAGGCGCGGTCTTGTAACCGCGAACCTTTTTGGTTAGTGCATCTGCCATCATCTGCACATCTAGATTAGGTGTATATACCTTATAATCTGGGTTTGGTTTTTCAATATCCCTTACTAATTTTAATTCTAAGTCACTCATGGTTGTTCTCCTTTTGTAATGAACCCAAGTTCTGTGTTGATAAATCTGTTGAAGCATGCTCGTACATGGGAAATATCTTCTTTGGTTTTTATTTTAGTGAGCAACGGCGAACTGTTGAAACTCCAACTCTGCTCGTCTGGCGCGTAGCATTGTTTGGCAAACTCTATCCAAAACGCTAGCCGTGCAGGGTGTCTACTACTACGCACAATCTCACGTCCTCTCATACCATCTACTTTCCTCCAGTGGTTGCCCCTTGTTTGACCGTAGGCTTCAACCAAGTCTTGATGATGTTTATACAGGTACTCGTTGTCCTCCAATGGCATTAGCGGTGACATAGTCATACCCCATTCGAAAAACTTTTTGATTGAGTCTTTGTACTTGGCTTTGATTTCTATGTTCACACGCGGCGCTTTCGGCAGTGCGCGCCCTGTTCCCTTGACATGTACCCAGTCAACACCAGAGAACCGATCTTTACTTTCGGCTTTGTTGAACACTAAGGCAGAGTTGTCGTCGTGTAACATGACCCACTTCTTAGCATTTTCTTGATACCAATTAGCGTTTTGCTGATCTTTTATATGGTCGTAGACAATACGCGGTGCGGTATGGGTCTTGGCTAAGTAATATCGTTCGTCATGCCTATGGTCAGGATACCTACCCATTGTCTTAGTCACATACTGTTTACCATTGTCGACAACAAACCCCAGACCTTTTGGTGTATGCCTGTTTATAAAAGCATAACGTCCGTTGTGTGCGTGATTTCCATACCCATTACGTATTGTGACTTGTTCTGTGCCGTCACGTTTCTTGCGCCATATGATAGGTGCATACTTCTCCATGTCCTTTAGTGTAGGTACAAACTCAGCAGAAGCAGTATAGCCCCAACCCCAGTTGAAGTACTTGTCACCAAAGTGAAAGCCGTCTGATAGTGCGTAGCAGTTGTTGCTGATCTTTACGATACGTTCGTACTTACGTTTACGATCACCTATGGGTCTGATATCTTTACCCTTGTTACCACTACCGCCCATTGGCTTTATGTTTTCGTAGTGAGCCACTACCTCGTCGAAGCTCTCGAATGATGAATATGTTAGTGCCATTTGTTTTTATCCTGTTGTTAAATGTTATTGTTTAGTTTAAAGCATCTGCGTGGGCATTTATTGCCCACACGAATCGTCGTCGTAATCACGTTCGATCTCCCCAAGTCCATTACAGTTTTCGCAATCAACCCATGTTTCAAATGGCTCGTACATATCGCCCGTCCACTTGAACTCCTCGCCTGTAACTTTGCCCTGTCGGTCTGTGTCTTTGCACTCAGGACATTCGATGAAAATCTCTTGCTCCTGTAGTTCTACTACATAGTTTCCAATCTTACTCATCGCTTCACCTCCACTAAATCATCGTCGTCTACGTACTCCGCAAAGTGAGACATATCTAATTTAGGTGCATCGAATAGTTTGATACTACCATCGGCGTTCTTGAGTTCGTTGCCATCGGCATCGCTCTTGTAGAAGGTACACTCCCACACTCCAATATAAGTTTTACTCATTACATGTCCCTCGATTTTATGTGTACACATTTACCTACGTCTGGCACTTTGTGCTTGTTGTCGATAACGCACCACAACACAGGCATAGTCCACTGACCCCAACCACTGTATAGTTCTCCATCTGTTAGTACGATAGCCGCTTGCGCGTTGATGCTTTCTTCACGAATGTATTCAGTCACACAGTCTACATCTGTACCGCCACCGCCTTTGATCTTGGTAGATTGTATAAGTGTTTCTAGTTCATGCGTGTCATACGTTTCATCACCACATACCTTCGTGTCCCAATACAACAGACGTACTTTATCTGGGTGTACCATATCGCATATTGCTTTGACCTCGGAAAGAAACGCGGTGACTTCGGGCTGTTGGATAGACCCAGACGTGTCGATTGCAACCACCAGTTCCCCGACCTGTTCGCTGTACGTGCTAGGCATGTATATACCTTGACCAAGCAACCTACGTTTTGGTTTACGCCATGTAGAGTAATCATTGCCTGTACATGTAGCCTGCACAAACTCACGCAACACTTCACGCCAATCGACTTGTGGTTCTAGTAATGCTTCTAGGTCACGATCACCACCACTGCCCATCTTCCCTGCAACCAATGCACCTTGACGTACTGCCTCGTCAATCTCTCTGGCAAGATCACGTTGTTCGTCGGCGGTCATTTCTTGTGCGCCTTCCCAATCATGTGCATCGAATGGTTCTTGTCCATCAGGTAGTGAGCCACTACCGTTCTGCGGTGTACCATCACCATCTTCGGGATCACCGATTACGATAACACCACCACGACCCGCGCCGCCTTGCGGTTGATCTTTACGTAGCAAGTTGTACACCTGCGCGGTGTCCATACCCACATACTTACGATCATAGCAACCTTTCGCAAGCTCGCCTGTCATAGTAGCAAACCCATCTTCGTAGTTATCATCTACAATCTTTAGGTTGATCACGTAGTCACACGATACATTCGCAAGGTATGCGTCTTGCATGTATAGATGTTTCCATGTGGTCAAGTGACGGAACAACTTGTGGTACACTTCGTGCAATACCAGAAATCTAAGCTCGGCATCGTTGAGCTTACTTACAAACTCACGTCCGTAGAACTCGTCACGCCCATTGGTACATGCCGTCGGTACGCTCGGGTCGTCCACTACAGAACGCTCCCCGATCATTAGCACCCCTGCGAGTGCGACATACTTCGGGCTACTCATAATAGATACAACGGCTTTTGTTAGGCGTTGCTCCTCAGTTAGTTGTTTAATTGCTAGCATGTTATTTCCTCCACCACATCATAGCTTTCCACCACTGCGGCTTCGGCTTTAAGTCTCGTTCCATTTGACTGAGCATGTATTGTATTCTCGGCAACGGCTTGTTCTTCTGTAATGAAGCATGAATGTCGCTAACACCATTAGGGTATAGCTGTTCTTTAAAGTGTTCATACGCCGCATCAACTTTATCAGGTTCACCGAACTCGATACCGTGCTTGGCAAAAGCTGTATCCACAACTTCACGAAACGTAGGCTCGTTACGTTTCAACATATGCGCACGTTGCTGTACTGCTTGCTTTGTGCGACCCATTACGGAAGCAATCTCCTCAAAGGTCATGCCCCCATCACGTAATGCTTCGAGGATACCGTCCTCTTTATCTGTCCATCGTTTACCCATTATTTCTCTCCTTATATTTTATCTGCTGTGTATAGGTGGTTGTTCTTCATAGCCCACTCGGTGAACTTCTTGTTAGTCATAACCATTGACTGCTTTGAATACTTCGGTGCGCGTACACCATTAGCAAACATAGCTTGTGCTTCGGTATCGAGGCGTGGCAAGTAATCCATCCAGCTGTTGAGCCAGTCTTTTTCCAACGCAGACAGAGTTCTATACACAACCATACATATGGCGGCGGCGCTGTCAGGCACTTTGGCACTCTTTGGATTGTCTTTGATAGACTGCAAGGTAGGTAGCTGATCAGCTAGTGTTACAAACGCCATCAAGTCCATTGCCGCACGATCACCAATCGTACCCATTAATGCGGCTGTGAGTGTTTGATCATCAAGGAGGTGGCGTTGTTTTAGCCAGTTAGATGCTTTGTGACCAGAGCGCGGCGTAAAGAACGAACGTCTAAAAGCTTTTGGGTGAAATATCCACGGGTTTTCGTCTGGGTCTTTCACATCTTCAAACGATGCAAACAACTGTGGATTGTCCTTACACCAACCAAGCATGCTGTGGTCTATGTCGTTGTTGATACCCCATTCGATCCATTCCGTATTGTTAGGTTTACGCATGCGTACAAACGTGACGCGGTTACATGTGTGTGGCATGAACATATCACCGACACCTTCTGCACCAATATTAGTTGTAGCAAACACTAGCGTGTCAGGATGTAGTTTGTTCATACCAATCATACGCTCTTGGAACAAACGATTGAGTGGGTTCTGTAAGCTCTTGTTCTTACCCACCTCGTCTATCATAATAATGAGTGGTTGATCTTTGATGTGTACACCTAGTTCCTCGTTAGTGGCAAAGGTCACATAGTCGTTACCTTCTAGGTCTTTGAACTTGGGCATCATCAAGTCACCTGCATCTGCCTTGGTTGTGCAATCAAAATAGATTGCTTTGTGTTTCGGTAACTGCGCGTCCAGTGTTTTCAGTATCGAAGATTTGCCGCTACCCATGTGACCCTCAACGATAAGTGTGTTCTTATCCTCTTCATCCACATGTAGTTGGCTCTTGATTGCATCAGAAACTTGATCTGGGCTTAGTGCGTACATTGATTGTGCTTGATTATTCATGTTGTTCTTCTTTCTTGTTTAAGTTTAGTGTTGTTAAGTAGTGAGCCACTACCATTCTTACATATCTAATGATGGTAGTGTTTTGATAATGTCGTCGACCTTCGCTTTGGTTCTGACGCGGAACGTATTGTCGTCACGCAATACCACGGCGGATACACCAGACATTGCATCTTCGAGTTTGTTTGCCATGTCGGACATCTGGATCGACTTCGTCACGTTACACACACGTAGTAGTTCTATCATGTCAGTGACATTACCAACGAGCGTATCACGAAATACTTTCTTGTCCTCTTTACCGCTGTAGTCTAGGCGCTCAGACATATTTGTCAGTGCCTTGTGCAAACGTGTCCACACGTCATTCATAGCTGTATTGTATTGTTTGGAATAGAAGTCCTCATACTTCTGCTTGATTTCGAGTAGTGCTTCGTTGCCCACATCGACACGGAAGTCACCGACATCTGGCAACGGCATGTAATTTGTACGGAAAGCAAACTTACTATCTAGACTTTCTAATGTGGGATAGTCGTCACGTAAGAACAACGAGCCAAGCTCTAACTGTACATCTACCACTGCGTCGTTGTACGAGTCTAGAAACTTAGTCTTTAGTGCTTCAAACTCATTCTGCATTTGAGACATAGCTTCGCTGTAGTTGAAGTATTGCGCTGTAGGTAACAGACGTAGCCCAGAATTAGACCAAGGCATCGTCATATTCGAGTGCATGTTGCGAGTAGCAGTAACGTGTACATGTATTGCTCTCAGTGTGTCAGAGTTAGCGAGTAACTTCTTCGTCACGTTTGCTATACCCTTTTTTGCATGGGCGTCTTGTGTGACTTTAGCGGAAGCCCGCTTGTCTTCCCTTCGACCTGCCCATGTAGAGATGTTGACTTCTACGAGCATTGCAGATGAGCCAAGTGTCGGTGCATCTGTTGGTAGTGGCTCACTACTCGCGGCGGTTAGTTGGTGTACGTTGTTCATAATGTCCTCCTTTAGAACGGTCTTAGTTTTGGCATTGGGCTTGTCATAGTTGTTGAAGCCTCTGCGGTTTCTAGGCATTGAGCCATGCTGTCAGGATAGTGCGTGAATATAGTTGGATAGAAGTCGTCCATCACATCACCGCATATTTCCATCGAGGGTAACAGGATACTTGAAGTCATAGGTTCGACATCGTCAGACCCTGCGTGATACGTCAGTAGAAGTACTGTCCAGAATTTCATCATGACGAATACTTGTTTAGACCTTTGAGGTCTTTTGGATTGGTGACAAGTGTTGCGCCTTGCTTGTGCGCGATAGGTGCGATACACCATCCTGCGCGTTGCTTAGTCGCTTGGTATTCACCGCAATCTAGGCAGAAGTTGTAACCCAATTGTTTTCGGCGTTGTGAGTAAGGTTGCTCGCATGAGAGGCAATAGGCTTTGATAGGCATGATAATCTCCATTCGTTTGATTAGTTGATTAGATTGGTAGTGAGACACTACACTAGGTAGCGATGCTCGTGGAGCTGGGGCGTTAGCCATCACACCAGAACATATACCAATATAACATGATAACCATGTAATGTCAAGTTTTTCAGAGTGTTTTGTTATGTCAAGTATTACAGGGTATCGTCAGGTATTGCGAGGTTGTATATGGTAGTGAGACACTACTGGGTTAAAAGGTAATGTTCCGTGCTAAGTTATTGATAAGATTACAATGTTCCAATCGGGTTTTATAATGTTCCATTTGGTGTGTCTGTAAGTGCTTGAAATCATTGGAATGTTCCAATGTTCCAAATGTTCCGTTAATTTTTGGGGTGTAGGCAAATTGTGTGTGAGGTTGGTATCGCATTATAGAGGGGGTCGCGTATGGGGTGCTATATTTTTTTTCATGGAACATTAGGAACATTAGGAACATTATAATAAAATCAATGACTTATTTTTGCACATTGTGGAACTTCTTGTGGAACATTAGGAACATTACAATGGAACATTATAAAAACAAGGTATCTGCGTACGTGTTGCTCCGCGAAGCTACTTAGAGAACTGGCGTCGACGTGTAGTGAGTCACTACCTTACTTACGGGCCCGGTAAACACGACATACATAAACATACGAGAAGATGTACACACGAAGTACATATGATCCGCGAAGCTATTCAGAGAACTGGTGTCGATGGGTAGTGAGTCACTACTTGTTTTGATAAAGCGAATAACGAGGCCGATTGCTCTGCGACGCGAAGCTATTCAGAGAACTGGTATAATTGTGTGGTGTAACACATACAGAAATCTAGACACAAAAAAAGCCCCGAACCTTTCGGCTCGGGGCGTGTGGTTATTTTGGTATAAATGTAAAAGACATTTGTTTGGTAAATGGTTCATCTTGTTCTTTGTTGAAACGTCTTTTATCGTGAACGCGTTCAATTTCTTCCGGACACATTCGAACGCTTAAAGCGGGAAAGAATATGTCAAACTTTTCATCTGGCCATTTTGCAATCATATCTATTGCAACCATTCCAATACGTTTAAATCCCATTGCTTCCCCAATTCTGTTTTGATCTTGTTTATATGATAGTGTTTTTAACATTGTTTTATTTCCTGTTAGTATGGAGCGGCCTAGGCCGCTCCAAGTTTAGTTTAGCCGATTGATTTAACCATCGCTTGTAGTTGCGAGATCATAACATCCAAATCCATAGTTGTTTCGAATGTCTCAGCTTTTTGTAAGCGAGTTATTATTTTGCCTAGTTGATCCTTGGCAATCGCTTCAGATGATCTTGTTCTAGCATCAGCACCCTGCTTGCCGCTTGCTATCTCAGCGTCAATTTCTTCCCTATTCCTTAGTTGGGTATTTAACGCGCCCATTATAGAGTTTGGTTGTTTTGACCAGTATGATCTATTGCGACCATCGATAACCTTATCGCCTGCGGCCTTTGCAGATAGTTCACAAAGCTCTTTAACTCCATCTGGAAAGCCATTCGCTATCATTTGCTTGCACCATGTGAATTGCTCCTCTGTGGCTGTAGAACCTTTTGAGGTGTTGCTGATTAGGTCGGTGCTTTTGAACCCACATGATTTAAACAGATCAAGAACTTTTGTTGTTCGCTTGTCCTGATTAACTTTATGTTTACTGAACTGTGCAATCTCTTTACCTAGTTCTGCGCTTAGTTTTGGTTGATTAATTTTAGTCATAGTATATTCCTTTCAAGAATATTTTATCTAGCGATACACCATGTTTCGCTTTTGATAACACCAGTATACTTGTTTGTGTGTGTTGTGTCACAGTATCAGGGTATAAAAAGTAGTGACTCACTACCCCCACCTACCCCCCACCCCCCAGTACGGCTACCTGTCCGCGCGTCTATATAATACTATTATTCACAAATATTTTACGTTTTTCCAAAAACGAATCCGACCCCACAAAGTATCGTCACGGGTATCAAAACAGACCCCCCTACCTAGCGTTTTCGGCGCGCTAAGTGACCCCACCCCCTCGTATATAAAAACGTCTCCTATCAAACTGGATTGAAATGCTGTAAAATTTTTTGTATAGTTTCACAAACGAGGGCTAAAAATGGCTATACATATCGAACCTGAGCGCGGAGTACCGACCCGCAAAGCTCCGGACATGAAAGACCTTGCAATCAAAACGTCTGCAGCTGCGAAGACGGTAGAGTACTTGCATGCTAACGGATTAGAGGTCGAAGCAACCAGTGAAGACAAGGATACCGCGGCTTCTTTAGCAGTATCTTACGCTGAAAACCCTCAAAAAACATCCAAAGTTGCAACGCCGAAACGAGTGGCCCAGTTGACACCCGCGACTTTATTGCTGACAGATAGAATCCTGAAGGACTTTGGGCACTCTGTGGTGAAAAGTGCGACGCAGGTACGCCACTTAGTTACAAATAAACTGATAGAAGAGACCGAAAACCCTGATCCGCGGATACGAATACGTGCGTTGGAGCTGTTGGGTAAGGTCTCAGACGTTGGGTTATTCGCTGAGAAGTCTGAAGTGACTATAACGCACCAGACATCGGACGATCTGAAGGACAAATTGCGCGAAAAGCTGTCTCGACTGGTAAATCCTGACGAAGTTGAGGATGCAATTACAATAAATGGGGATGTTATCGACGTAGATAAGGAGCTAGGGCTCGATGTCTGACAATTTAGCTAGTTTAGCTAAAGATATGGATTTCTCACCGGAGGATATCCAGCACATATTGGACAATCTGGACTCGTTTAGTCCTGAAGAGCTGGTCGAAATAGACTCAATCGTGGGGGAATTGTCCACACGGCAGACAAATAAGGCCGCGCATGATGATCTGATAGAGTTTTGCAAGCGGATGCAGCCAGATTACAAAGTTGGTAGGCATCATCGCATACTTGCAAACATGTTGATGGACGTTGAACGTGGGCCGACAGCTAAGGAAGGTAAGGACAGGGTGTGCGTAAACATACCCCCGCGCCATGGTAAGTCGCAGCTCGTGTCGATATTTTACCCCGCTTGGTTTTTAGGGCGGAATCCTGATAAGAAAGTAATGATGGTGTCGCACACCACAGACTTGGCGGTGGATTTTGGGCGTAAAGTCCGTAATTTGATCGCCTTAGACGACTATAAGTCCATATTCCCAGAGGTTTCTCTTGCGGTGGACAGTAAATCAGCGGGGAGATGGAATACAAACTTTGGAGGAGAGTATTTTGCGTGTGGTATTGGTTCTGCTTTGGCTGGGCGTGGCGCTGACCTATTGCTGGTCGACGACCCACACTCTGAACAAGATGTTATCAACGGGAACTTTTCTGTCTTTGAAAAGGCTTACGAATGGTTTACCTTCGGTGCCCGAACAAGGCTAATGCCCGGCGGGCGTGTAGCTATCGTGCAGACTAGATGGCATATGGACGACCTAACAGGGCGTGTAACTAACGATATGGTCAAGAATGAGATGGCCGATCAGTACGAAATCGTTGAGTTTCCTGCGATTTTAGACTCTGAAGACAAAGATGGTAAGCCAATACAGAAACCTTTATGGCCAGAGTTCTTTGATCTAGCTGCATTGGAAAGAACTAAGGCTTCGATGCCTGCGTTCCAGTGGAACTCGCAGTATCAACAGCAGCCGACAGCCGAAGAAGCGTCGATTGTTAAGCGTGAATGGTGGAATATATGGGAGAATGACACTCTTCCGCCGGTAGAATACGTGATTATGTCCCTAGATGCCGCCGCAGAGAAGCATAATAGGGCCGATTACACCGCTTTGACCACTTGGGGCGTGTTTTTTCACGAAGAATCAGGCTCACACAACATTATTTTACTTGACAGCACGAAAGAACGGCTTGAATTTCCTGAATTAAAGGAGCTGGCTATGGAACAGTACAGGTACTGGGAGCCAGATGCGTTCATTGTGGAGAAGAAAAGTTCTGGTGTTGCACTTTATCAAGAGATGAGACGTATGGGACTGCCCGTCACCGAGTATACACCCCACCGGGGGACTGGTGATAAGCTGGCAAGGCTCAATTCTGTATCAGATATTATATCTTCAGGCATGGTCTGGGTTCCCGCGACGCGCTGGGCAGACGAGCTTGTAGAAGAAGTGGCTGGGTTTCCGTTCATGTCGAACGATGACTTGGTCGATAGTACGGTTATGGCTCTCCTAAGATTCCGTCAGGGTGGATTTATCCGCTTACCTACGGATATGGAAGACGATGATTCGTATTTACATCGTAAGGCGGCATATTATTGATGGGGATGACATACATGTACATGTGTAGTATGGCTATCTACAGGACGTTGGTAGCGTCCGTGGGGACACTGCGCATCGGCTCTCCCTCGTTCGTTGTGTCCCCACCCTACGAAGATATCTTTCTATTTAGGTACTATATCTGCTATAGTGCCATTAAACGCACAGAGTGAGGCAAAAACATGGCAGTCGAAAAACCTATGGAACCTAGTGATATCCTTGAAGCAACCGAGGATGGATTAGCCCCTGATCTAACGGTCGTAGTAGAAGACCCCGAGGCTGTTGAGGTCGAAATGGACGATGGGTCAGTTGTAATTGAGTTTGGTGACACTCCTGAAATGGATGGGGATGTCTCACATGACTCTAACCTCGCCGAATACATTGAAGATGCCGACCTCGAGGAAATAGCAAACGAACTAATAGAACATTTTTCATCCGATCGGGAGTCTCGTGGTGAATGGGCTAGTGCCTATATTAAGGGTATGGACCTTTTAGGGATGAAAGTGGAGGAGCGTACAGAGCCGTGGAACGGCGCTTCCGGAGTTTACCACCCTATGATGACTGAAGCAGTAGTTAAATTCCAAGCCCAAGCGATGAGCGAACTTATGCCTGCATCAGGCCCAGTACGTAGTAAGATTATGGGTAAACTAACAACTGAGAAGTTTGAGCAGGCACAGCGTGTCGAGACCGAGCTTAACTACCTCATAACTGAGAAAATGCCTGATTATCGTGACGAAATGGAGCAAATGCTGTTTAAATTGCCTATGGCGGGCTCCGCGTTTAAGAAAATATACTTCGATCCGCTTACAGAACGTCCAGTATCCCAGTTTGTACCTGCAGAAGACCTCGTAGTCGCTTACGGCGCGTCTAACCTACGTACAGCCCCGCGGTTTACACACGTTATGAAGAAGACACCAGAAGAAGTACTCAAGCTACAGGTAAACGGGTTCTACCGGGACATAGAGCTACCTGCAGCTACTAGAGATGTTACTGACATTGAAGAGAAGTATAACGAGTTAGAAGGTTCAGAGCCTACTTTTTCTGATGATCCACGGCATACTATACTAGAAATGCACGTAGATTTGGACTTACCTGAGCCTTTTGACGATATAGACGGTGTTGCACTACCTTACGTAGTTACAGTTGATAAATCGTCTAGCATAGTCTTAGCTATCCGCCGAAATTGGTATGAAGACGACAGCAAACGTGAGAAGCGTATGCACGTCGTACACTACCCATATTTGCCCGGTATGGGCTTCTACGGCACAGGGCTTATACATACGCTCGGTGGGCTTACTAAGTCTGCCACGTCCATCATGCGTCAACTCATTGACGCTGGTACGCTGTCTAACCTCCCAGCTGGCTTTAAAGCCCGGGGCATGCGAATCACCGGCGACAACACTCCCATCATGCCGGGTGAGTTTAGAGATGTGGATGTACCTGCTGGCGCGATTAAAGAAAATATCGTACCGCTACCGTACAAAGAACCATCGAGCGTACTTTACAGCCTTCTAGGTAACGTCGTAGACGAAGGAAGACGTATTGGGGCTGTAGGTGACATACAAGTGGGTGACATTAACGCTCAAGCCCCTGTAGGCACGACTCTGGCGCTTATGGAGCGTTCTATGCAGGTTATGTCAGGTATTCAGGCTCGTTTACATGCAGCTATGAAACAAGAGCTACGTATCCTAGCTAGCATCGTACATGACTACATGCCTGCTGAATATGCGTACGAAATGGATGAACCCGCAGACCGTATATCTGACTTTGATGGTCGAGTAGACGTTATCCCAGTGTCTGACCCTAACGCAGCTACAATGGCACAGCGTATAATGCAGTACCAAGCAGCCCTACAGTTAGCTCAACAAGCACCTCAAATGTACGACATGGGTAAACTACACCGACAAATGTTAGAGGTTCTAGGCATCAAGGATGCTGAGGACATCATTAAACTACCTGATGATATCAAACCTGCTGATCCAGTAACGGAGAATATGGCTATCCTTAAACAAGAGCCAGTCAAACCTTTCGCTTACCAAGACCACGAAGCGCATATCCAGACGCATATGATGGCGATGCAAGACCCTAAGATCATGCAGATTGTAGGGCAGTCACCGTTCGCAAGTGCTATTCAGTCCGCTATGATGTCTCATATTACTGAGCACGTAGCTCTGCAGTATCGTGTAGAGATACAGAAACAGTTAGGTGTAGAATTACCAGACCCAGAGGCACCGCTACCAGAAGATGTAGAACTTCAGGTTTCACGTTTAGCTGCACAAGCCGCGGATAAGTTATTCAAGAAAGACCAAGCCGAGGCAGCTGCAGAAAAAGCAGCGGCGCAGCAAGCTGATCCACTTACTCAAATACAGCAACGCGAGTTGATGATTAAAGAAACTGAGCTGAAGCACAAAATTGAGATGGACAAGATGAAGGTAAACATTGATGCTCTAGCTAAACAAGAGAACGCTAGGCTACAACAAGCGCGTATCGACTCTGAGGAAGAGAAAGAAGCTGCACGTATAGGCGTTAAGGTAGCCGAGCTTGAAACAGACCAGAAAGAATCCGCGGCGCGTCTAGCCTTGGATATTGCGGAGAAAGTAAATCTAGATGGCTGATACTGTATTTCACCATGTACTAACCCGACTTGAAGAAAGTCGCACGTCTATCGCCGAACATTTAGCAAATGGCGGCGCAAAAGATCAAGAAACCTATTGGAAGCTAGTAGGAAAGTATGAAGCATTAACTATTATACGTAATGATGTAAAAGATATTGAACAAAGGTATATTGAAGATTAGATATCTTACGTGTAGATATATGACATAACGTGGAATAATCCACGCAAAGGGCGCTGTGAGCCTTTAATCACTGCAGGAGACTAAAATGTACGCTACCGACAAAGTAGATGACGAGCAGACATTGGCGAAGTTGCCAGAACCGAAAGGTTATAAACTGCTTATCGCAATCCCAGAACTAGATGGCAAGACAGAGGGCGGTGTTTATATGCCGGATTCTCTAACCAAGATGGAAGAAACCGCTACCATCATTGGCTATGTCATAAGTGTAGGCGCTGAAGCCTATACCGACAAAGAGCGGTTCCCGAATGGACCTTGGTGCGAAAAAGGTGATTTTATCATCTTCCGTTCGTATTCAGGTACACGTTTTAAATTACACAACAAAGAGTTCCGTATTATCAACGACGATACTGTTGAAGCGGTAGTCGAAGACCCACGGGGGTATAGTAGAGCATGAGTGAAGAAGTAGAAAAAATCGTTGAAGAGGACGTAATTGAAGCTGGAGCGTTAGAAGTAGACGTTGAAGGCGAAGATGATTTCGAAGTTGAAATAGCTGACGATACTCCTGAAGAGGACAAAGGTCGTCCACGTCGGGCATCTGATGCTGAAGCAGATATCCCAGAAGACGAGGAACTTGAAAAACACAGCGACTCGGTACAAAAACGTATCAAGAAGCTAAAGTTCGAGTACCACGAAGAACGTCGTCGTAAGGAAGAAGCCGAGCGAGAACGTGAAGCGGCAGTTCAGTATGCAGAATCGCAGAAGAACGAAGCTGAACGCCTCCGTAAAAACCTTTCTGAAGGTGAAGGTGTATTGGTTAATGAAGCCAAGGCACGAGTAGCATCAGAACTTAACAGCGCGAAACGAGCTTATAAAGAGGCTTATGAGGCTGGGGATACTGATGCTGTGCTAGAAGCGCAGATGTCATTGTCTAAGCTACAACTTGAAGCTGATCGTGTAGAAAACTGGAAACCAGCAGAGAAGGTTGTACAAGACCAGTCTCGAGCTCCAGCACCACAAGCAGCGCCTCGTGTTCCTGTACCAGATCGTAAAGCACAGGAATGGGTAGCTGAGAACGATTGGTTCCAGAAAGACACGGGTATGACAAGGTACGCTATGCTCATACACGAAGAACTATTAGAGACAGGCGTTGATTCTACGTCCGATGTGTACTATAGTAAGATAAACGAGGCCATGCGGTCTCGATACCCAGATCGCTTTGCGGACGTGGAACCAGAGGTTCGACAACCACAACGTAAAGCTGGCTCCGTGGTGGCCCCGGGTGGTAGAAGTACCGCCGCATCACGCAATAAAGTTGTCATCACCTCATCTGAGGCCGCAATCGCCAAGCGCCTTGGATTATCTAATAAAGAATATGCGGCGCAAAAGCTAAAGGATATGCAAAATGGCTGATAGAAAACCTCGTACAACTGAAACCCGCGAAGCGGAAGAACGTCGTAAACCTTGGAAGCGCTCGTCAATGCTACCTACCCCCGAACCACGAGACGGACTTTCGTTCCGCTGGATTCGCACAGCTACATTGGGTAATGCAGATATGACAAATGTTTCTGGGAGATTTCGTGATGGCTATGTGCCCGTAAAGGCAGTGGATTATCCTGAGCTACACATCATGTCAGATATTGATTCTCGTTTTAAAGACAATATCGAAGTTGGTGGGTTATTGCTTTGCGCTATCCCGACCGAACTAAGGGACGATCGTATCCATGGTCAACTTGAGTCTGCACAAAATCAGGCTGAAGCTGTCGATAGAAACTACATGCGTGAGTCTGACCCGCGGATGCCTATGCTTAAACCTGAGCGTAGTTCGCGGTAACTATATGGTAAGGGGCAATGAGGCTCTTTACTTCAAAAGTAAATAAATCTGGAGGAAGAGCATCATGGCTACTACAGCTGCTCCCTATGGTCTAAAGCCGGTAAAACGTGCCGACGGAATGGCCTACGCTGGGGCGACATCCCAGTTTCTGATCGACCCCGCTGGAGAGGCAACAAACCTTTTCTACGGCCAAGTCGTTCATATCGGTGCTGATGGTTACATCGCACTATCAACCGCAACAGGTGCCGACGGTACTACAAACGCATTACCAACAGGAACAACTCTAACGGGTTCTCTTGGTGTGTTTGTGGGTTGTGAGTACGTAAATGACCTTGGTCAGACCGTACACTCGCAATACTACCCAGCGGGCGCTCTTAACGCAAAAGCGTTAGTTGTAGACGATCCAAACGTACTATTCCAAGTACAAGCAGATGGCGCTATGGACCAATCTGACATAGGTGCGAACACTTTCTTCGCAGCTGCTCAGTCTACGTCTACTGGCAACACTTCTACTGGTAACTCTACAAGTGCTGTCGACGCGACAACAAAGACTACTACCGCCGCCTTCCGTATCGTGGCCGCTGTATCACCTATTGGTGATGCGTTCCCTGATCTTTTGGTTAAACTCAACCCCGGCTACAGCAGCATGACTAACGCTGTTGGCTTGTAAGGAGGGATAACACATGGCTATTTCACGCGCACAGGCGCTTAAAGAGCTCTTACCCGGACTTAATGCCTTATTTGGGCTTGAGTACGGTAAATACGAAAACGAACATGCAGACATCTATGAGACAGAAAATTCAGAGCGCAGCTTTGAAGAAGAAGTTAAATTGTCTGGTTTCGGTGCAGCACCAACAAAAGCTGAAGGTTCATCTATTGCGTACGATAATGCGCAAGAGGCGTTCACAGCTCGCTACACACACGAAACCATCGCTATGGGTTTCGCCATCACTGAAGAAGCGATGGAAGATAACTTATACGATTCTTTGTCTTCACGTTACACAAAAGCTTTAGCTCGCGCTATGGCTTACACTAAGCAGGTTAAAGCTGCTTCATTGCTCAACACGGGCTTTGACACTTTCCAATCTGGTGATGGTGTAACATTGTTCAGTACTGCACATCCAACAGTTGGTGGCGGCACAAACTCTAACCGTCCAGCGGTTAGTGCTGACCTTAACGAGACTTCTCTTGAACAAGCGATTATCGACATCGCAGCGTACACAGACGAACGTGGCTTACTTATCGCAGCTCGCGCTAAAAAGCTAATCATCCCGTCTGCTCTACAGTTCGTAGCGACTCGTTTGTTGGAAACAACTCTACGTGTAGGTACAGCTGATAACGATATTAACGCTATCAGTTCAAACGGTGCAGTTCCTGAAGGATATGGCGTAAACCACTATCTTACAGACGCTGACGCTTGGTTCCTGACTACAGACATCCCTAACGGCATGAAGCATTTCGTACGTTCTGCGATGGCTACAGGAATGGATGGAGACTTCGACACTGGAAACGTGCGCTACAAAGCGCGTGAGCGTTACAGCTTCGGTGTTTCTGACCCATTAGGTATCTACGGATCACAAGGCGCGTAAGCTCCTAATACTTAAATTTAGAAGGCTCCGCTTCGGTGGGGCTTTCTTTTTGTGTAAAGGTGTTGTATGATCCCGTTAACGGGTACAACATTAGCTTTGTAGACAGGTCTATATACCCACCTGACGTTGCATAGACTACAAGGCGAATCCTTATGCAAAGGGTACTAAAATGGCATCGACTACATTTTCAGGTCCAGTGACTTCAACTGCTGGCTTTATTGGCGACATCGTCGTCCCAACTTACACCGTAGCAAACGCACCTTCAGCTTCAGCCGCTGGCGCAGGTACTGTTGTATTTGTTTCAAATGGCGCAGCAGGTTCTGCGATATTGGCTTTCTCTGACGGAACAAACTGGAAGCGTTCTGACACAGGCGGCACAATAGCAGCATCATAAGGGGGTACCTAATGAGTAGATTTGCACCTCCATCCGAAGAAGAACTAGCAGCCCGAGGAATTGGTACTGTTAAAGTTCGCGCACGAAAAAAAGATGGCACTCTTCAAGCAGATGACCCTTCTACACCTGATGTAAATGAGGCGTGGGAAGAAAAACCTGTTAAGAAACGTGGCCGTCCTGCAAAGAAAAAGGACTAGATTATGGCTGGTCAAGAAGTACGAGCTTATAACTTTGCGGTAGGCGATAGCGCCGCACTTGTAGGCCCATCACGCGGTAGACTGCAGGGGGTTCTAGTGAACGCCGCATCTGCAGCTGCTTTTACTATTCGTAGTGGGTCAGCTACTGGCCCTATTATATTACAGCTAACTCTACCTGTTGGTTGGAACGACGTATATATTCCAAATGACGGTATTTTAGCTGATAACGGTTGTTTTGTTTCTGCCTTCACAGGTTCAGGAAACAAAATGACATTGCTTATAGAGTAATATGGCTGCTAAGAAAAAAGGTACAATGAAAGGTCACACCATAAAAGGTGGTCAAAAACGCCCAACTAAATCTGGCGCGGGGATGACTAAAAAAGGTGTGGCCAAATATCGCCGGGATAACCCCGGCTCTAAACTAAAGACCGCCGTTACTGGTAAGGTTAAAAAAGGAAGTGCGGCGGCTAAACGACGTAAATCCTATTGTGCACGTTCTGCGGGACAGATGAAACAGTTCCCTAAAGCGGCCAAGAACCCTAACAGTAGATTGCGGCAAGCTAGAAAAAGGTGGAAATGTTGACATGATGGGACGTAGTTCTATGGGGAGCCAACTCTCCGGTGATCGAGTTAGAAAGATGGGCAAAGGTGGACGCACCTGTCCGTCGTGTGGCAAAGCTAACTGCGGATGCAACTACGGCGGTAGAGTTACTAAGATGGCCCCCGGAGGCAAAGTAACCCGCGGTGATGGCTGTTGTAGCAGAGGTAAAACTAAAGGGGTGATGCGCTAATGCCTGCTACACGAGGCACAAAAGCTATACCTCGTAGACCTGTAGCGGCTATGGCTAAGGGTGGTAAGGCCAAGAGTCGTGTGAACGAGGCTGGTAATTACACTAAACCCACAATGCGCAAGGCATTGTTCAACAAGATTAAAGCTGGTGGTAAAGGTGGTAAACCCGGACAATGGTCTGCACGTAAAGCTCAGATGCTTGCAAAACAGTATAAAGCTAAAGGTGGGGGCTACAAGAAGTGAAGAAGCCACAGAAAAGCCTGAAGGCTTGGACTAAGCAGAAATGGCGTACAAAGTCTGGTAAGCCGTCGACGCAAGGGAAAAAGGCTACAGGTGAGCGGTATCTACCCGCTAAAGCTATAAAGGCTTTGTCATCTAAAGAATACGCTGCTACTACCAAGGCTAAACGAGCGGCTACTAAAAAAGGTAAACAGGTTTCTAAACAACCTAAAAAGATAGCCAAGAAGACGGCAAAGTATAGAAAGACTTAGATCATGGCAGTTGTTGTACCAGAGCTAAATGAATTATTTGAAGAGGCGTACGAACGTGCGGGACTTGAAATGCGTTCGGGGTATGACTTAAAAACCGCCCGTCGCAGCCTTAATATTATGACGCTAGAGTGGCAAAACCGAGGTTTGAACCTATTTACCATAGAGGCTGGAACCCTACCTCTTGTTGCGGGTACAGCGACTTATACATTGCCTTCTGATACTATTGACCTAATTGAACATCAACTTCGCACTGACGAAGGCACGGCGCAACAACTTGATTCGTATATTCAACGTATGAGTGTTTCTACATACTCACAGCAAGGGAATAAGAATACACAAGGGCGCCCATCTCAAATATACGTACAGCGCAATGCTACAGACGTGCAAGTTACTCTTTGGCCTGTACCGAATGATGCTACGACATATAAGTTGGCTTACTACCGCCTTAAAGGTATAGATGGGCTGGCAAGCGGTGTTGGAGGGGCTACTACTTCTATACCCCCTCGTTTTATTCCTGCTCTTGTGTCTGGTTTGGCATACTATGTCGCTATGAAAAAACCCGAAGTCGCAGAAAGAGTTGGCCCTTTAAAACAAGAGTACGAAGAGCAATTCCTTAGAGCTGCAGATCAAGATCAAGATAGGTCTACCCTTCGTATAGTGCCGTTTAGAGGAGCTATGTAATGCCCGGTTACGCTAGTGGTAAACACGCATACGGTATATGTGACCGGACTGGGTTTCGCTACAAGCTGGAAGACCTTATATATGAGGTTCAACATGGAGTACGTACAGGGCTACGTGTGGGCAAGGATGTGTTTGATCCTGATCAACCACAGAACTTTCTTGGGGATGTTAACACAGCAGACCCGCAATCTTTACTTAACCCACGCCCAGATGTTAATCCGGGAAGAGGTTTATTTGGCTGGAATCCTATTTGGAACCCGGCTCAATATATGGTAGGCTCTGTAGGAAGCGTTACCATAGCAACAACAGATGGAGACTAATATGCAGACCCCTAAACTTAGACCAAAAAACTTAAAAAAGAAAAAGAAGAAGGGTGGCGCACCTGCCAACTCTCCAACACCTAAACCTCGTCCAAGAAACCTAGCTACTAAGAAGGAAAAGGATGCGTTGGATAGTGGTTTCCGTATTCAAGAAATGGAAGGCCGCGAAAGAGAAGTTATGAAAATGGCTTACGGCGGTAAAGTTAAGAAAATGGGCATGGGCGGCGGCATGGTCCGCAAATGCCGTGGTATGGGTAAGGCTACGCAAGGCGGTAACTATAGTAAGATGGGGTAAGTTCTGATGAACTACACAGAGCTGGTTGCAGCGATAAAAGATTATACACAGAATGAGGAGACGAGCTTCGTCTCTAACATTCCTACGTTCGTTAGGCAGTCAGAAGAACGCCTTAACCGATCTATTATGGTGCCTGAACTACGTAAAAATGCTACAGCACTTACTACTAATGGTAATATATATTTATCGCGGCCAGAAGATTTCATCTCTGTGTTTTCTTTGTCTGTCGTAGATTCGTCTGGGGATTATTCGTTCCTTATAGACAAAGACGTTAACTTTATTCGTGAAGCCTACCCTTCAACAAGCACTTCTGGACTACCTAAGTACTACGCACAGTTTGACGGGGATTATGAAGGAGAGCAAGGTAACTTTATTCTTGGCCCAACACCTGACAATAACTACACAGTAGAATTACACTACTATTACGACCCAGCTTCAATCGTTACCGCAGGAACATCTTGGTATGGCGATAACGCCGAATCTGCCCTGCTTTATGGTTCTTTGATTGAGGCATACACATACATGAAGGGTGAGACCGACCTCATCCAATTATATACTACTCGTTACGACGAAGCTCTTGGACAGCTTACCGGGGTTCAAATACGTAGCTCGACAGACGAGTACAGAGATGGGAGACTTTGATGCAAGTTGAAATGGATTTTGGCTTTGACGCCATAAAAGTACACACCGCTAACAAAGGGGGGCATAGTCCTGATTCTGTAGCGGAAATGTGTGTAGACAAGCTAATGAGCGTGTCTGCTTCGGCCCCGCCCGAGATACGAATGCAAGCAGAGGCGTACAAATCGCAGATGTTGCAAATTATCGCGCATTATATTAAAGTAGCGGTCAAGGAAGATCGCGCAACAACATGCGTAAAACTACAAGAGGCTGGGTTTCCTGACCTCGCAACCCAACTTAGGAGACTTTAAATGGCCTTTTCAGGTAACTTCATGTGTACATCGTTCAAGAAAGAACTTCTTCAAGGTAAACACAACTTCACTGCCTCTTCAGGCAATGCGTTCAAACTTGCTCTATATACAAATAGCGCATCTTTCACCCAAGCGACTACCGCATACACTTCTAGTAACGAAGTAAGTAACTCAGGTAGTTATTCTGCTGGAGGCGGCGCGCTTACAAATGTGACACCTACTTCTTCAGGTACGACAGCGTTGACAGACTTCGCTGATCTTGCGTTTACATCAGCTACAATTACGGCTCGTGGGGCGTTAATCTATAACAGCACAACTGCAGGTGATCCTACAGTTGCAGTTCTGGACTTTGGAGCAGACAAAACTTCTACAACTGGTACGTTTACTATCCAGTTCCCAGCAGCGGACGCTTCGAACGCTATTATTCGAATCGCTTAAAAATAAAGGGGTTGCCCTATGGCCTTAATCGTCGCCGATCGCGTACAAGAAACTACTAACTCTACGGGTACAGGGGCTTACACTCTGGGAGGTGCGGTACCGGGCTTCCAAACATTTGCTTCCGAGGTATCTAACGCTGACACTGTCTATTACTCGATAACGGATAATGTGGATTTCGAGGTTGGCCTTGGAACTTATGCGTCTAGTGGGGGGACTATTACCCGCACAACGGTGTTTACGTCTTCTAACTCCAATAGCGCTGTTAACTGGGGTGTAGGGACAAAGAATATATTTCTGACCTACCCTGCAGATAAGGCTGTAGTTGAGGATGCGAGTAATAATGTAACCATTGGCAACAACTTAGTTGTGGGCGGTACAGTTGACGGGCGTGACGTAGCCGCTGACGGAACTAAGTTAGACTTTGTTACGGTTACACAAGCGGTCAATCTTGACCAAATGGAGACTGATATTGCCGCACTTGAAAACGGTATGGTCTATAAAGGTGACTGGAACGCAGGTTCAGGTAGTTTCCCCGGTAGTGGCTCTGCCCAAACAGGCTGGTTCTATTACGTTTCAGGGGCGGGTACGGTTAATGGTATATCATTTGCAGTGGGAGACAACATTGTTGCTACTACAGATAATGCGTCTACTTCTACTTATGCGAGTAATTGGTCGAAACACGATCAGACAGATGCTGTCCAAGCCGTTGTAGGTTTAACTGGTTCTATCGCAAAAGGTTCTCTCTTATCCGCTTTAAATGTAGAAGACGGCGCAGACGTAACTGATACGGCTAATGTCACTTCTGCCGGAGCCTTGATGGATAGTGAGGTTACTAACCTTGCACAAGTTAAGGCTTTCAACTCTAGCGATTACGCAACCGCCGCTCAAGGCACAACCGCAAATAATGCTTTACCAAAAGCTGGCGGCACTATGTCCGGTAATATAGATGGCAACGGCAACAAGATGCTCTTCGCTAACATGTATTCAAACCTAGTTGACTTGCCAAGTGCTACTACTTATCACGGTATGTTTGCTCATGTCCATGCAACAGGAAAAGCCTACTTCGCACACTCTGGTGCGTGGGTTCCGTTAGCTAATGAATCAACCACCTTGGCACTAGCTGGTGGCACTATGACAGGCGATGTCCTGTATAATGATAACGTCAAAGCTAAGTTTGGTACTGGGTCTGACCTACAAATTTACCATGATGGGTCTAACTCTGAAATTATCAATAATACAGGCGTTTTAAACATAAGAAACAATGACATTCGACTTAAAACATCGGGAGATGAGACTTCACTTAGAGCCATAGCCAATGGTGCTGTGGAGTTAATGCACAACGGCTCTACAAAACTAGCTACAACATCAACAGGCGTCCAAGTTTCAGGGAACATATCTAATGCTACTGGCAACTTCACACTAGACGTTGCAGGAGAAATTAACCTTGATGCTGATGGCGATGGAACAATTCGCTTCAACGATAATGGCACTAACTTCGGAATGGTTTACGGCGCTAGTTCTAATTTTACATTAATAAGTAAAGTTCAAGACAAAGACATGATATTCCAAGGTAATGATGGCGGTTCAACCATCACAGCGCTCACCCTTGATATGTCAACAGGCGGCACAGCGTACTTTGCTGATGATGTAAGGCTTACTGATAACCACGCTATAAGGCTTGGTACTGATGGTGACATTGTTTTTTATCACGATAATTCTAATGGTTATCTTGAAAATAGCGCTGGCGACTTAACACTAGACGTTGCAGGTGACATAATTCTTGATGCTGATGGTGACGATATACAGCTAAAAGCAGGTGCATTTCATTTTGCAAGTATCACTAAACCTGCAAATAATGGAGTAGAGTTTAGGGCAATTGGTTCAGACAGAGATATGTTTTTTAAAGGTAACGATGGCGGTAGTGAAATAACAGCCCTCACCCTTGATATGTCAGCGGCAGGTGCGGCTACTTTTAATGATGCAGTAAAACTTGGTGATGGAAACGTCCTAAGTCTAGGTGTAGGAAACGATTTAGAAATATACAGCGATGGAACAAACGGACAGATTGCGGCACAAAACGGCAATCTAACGCTAGATGTATCAGGAGACATTATCCTTGATGCTGATAATGTAGGTGCAGTACATATAGAAGATGGTGGGACTAGATACGGAACTTTCTTCAAAAACGGAAACAATTTCTTTATAGAGTCATCCATTTCAGATGGAGATATAATATTTAGAGGTAGTGATGGCGGCAGTAACATAGTCGCTCTCACACTTGATATGTCAGCGGCAGGTGCGGCTACTTTTAATGGTGCTATAACATCTGGTGGTAATATTACTGTTGGAGGCACTAACAATTTAATCGTCAATGATAATGGCGTGGCTATATTTGGAAATGACGGAGATTTATCAATAGGTAACTCTGGTGTAAATGGTCTTATATCTGCACCTAACGGCGACTTAACATTAGACGTTACAGGAAACATTAATCTTGATGCTGATGGTGGCAGTGTATTTTTTAAAGATGCAGGAACTGAGTTTTTCAAAATACGAAATACAGGTTCTGATGTGCAAATCTACTCTGCTCGTTCAGACGCAGATATAAAGTTTGAAGGCGTTGATGGTGGTGTGGGTATCACAGCCCTCACCCTTGATATGTCTGATGCTGGTTATGCTTATTTTAATAGCTATGCAAAGTTTACAGACAATCAAAGAGTTGTCTTAGGGACTAGTGATGACCTTCAGATTTACCATGATGCTGGCGGTTATAATCAGATTGTGGCTCAAAATGACCACCCAATCCAGATTAAAACAGCATCTGAAAATATGATTAAAGCTATACCGAATGGAGCAGTAGAGCTATACCACAACAACTCCAAGAAACTTGAGACAACGAGTAGCGGTGTCACAGTAACAGGCAGTGTTCATGCATCTAGCTTTGGCCTTGATAGTAATGACTATTTAGGATGGGGCGACAACTCATACCTTGATTTTGTAATCAACGGCGGTATTCGTGCTAGAATTGAATCTGATGGGGATATTCATGCAGATGGCAACGTCATTGCTTACTCTACAACAATATCAGATGAGCGTCTAAAGAAAGACATCGTTAAGATAGACAATGCCTTGGATAAAGTATCACAGCTAAATGGCTACACATTTGAATACTTAGCTGATGGCAAAAAGTCTGCTGGTGTTATAGCGCAAGAAGTTGAGAAGGTAATGCCAAGTGCAATTACTGAAAGCACGTTGCCCCTCAAGATGGGTGAAGATGATAAGACTGAATACAAGACAGTGCAATACGATCAACTTCATGGCTTAATGATTGAAGCAATCAAAGAACTTAAAGCTGAAATCGAAGAGCTAAAAGCGAGATAACACATGACGTTACCATCTAGCGGACAGATAACTCTTAACCAAGTTAATGTAGAGCTTGGCCTAAGTGGTACAGCCCAAATAAGTATGAATGACAGTGCTGTAAGAACTCTATTTGATGATGCTTCAGGTCAAATTACTATGGCTCAAGGCCACGGCAAAGCTAATGCTCAATTTATCGCCGCTACTGGTGGTAGCGTAACAACAAGTGGTGACTATAAAATCCATGTGTTCACAGGTTCTGGTACGTTTATAGTTACTACTATTGGTAATGCGGCTGGTTCTAATACTGTGGAATACTTAATAGTTGCTGGTGGTGGCGGCGGCGGCTCTTTAGGTGGTGGTGGCGGCGGCGGCTACCAAACAGGCACTAGCGGTGTACTCAGCGCAACTGGATACTCAGTTTCAATAGGCGGCGGCGGTAGTCGAAGCACTAGCGAATGGGGTTTGGGAGGCAATGGTGGCAGTAGTTATGCGGTAGGAATTACCTCAACAGGTGGCGGTGGCGGCGGCGCACAGAACCAAAATGGACGATCAGGGGGTTCTGGCGGTGGTGGCGGTATGCCCGGTGGTGGTGGTTCGACTTATAGTGGTGGAGCTGGAACATCAGGGCAAGGTTATAATGGTGGTTATGGACAAAGACTCGCTGGCGGCGGCGGCGGCGGAGCAAATGCGTCTGGACAAAATGCCAACGCAAGAGGCGGTAATCTAGGCGGTCACGGCGGTAATGGTAAATCTAGCTCAATAACTGGTACTTCAGTAACAAGAGGTGGTGGCGGCGGTGGTACTGGTTGGTCTGGTGGCGGCTACGGCTACGGCGGTGGCGGTAGCGGTAGCAGTTTTTATACTGCTGGAAGCGGATCGACAAACACTGGCGGCGGCGGAGGTGCTAGTTGGGGTGGTGGAAATTCATCAGGAACTGGTGGTTCGGGCATTGTCGTAATTAAATACAAATATCAATAAAGAGGAATACTATGGCACACTTTGCAAAAATTGTAGACGGTATTGTTACTGATGTTATAGTTGTAGATAACTCTGATATACTCGACGCCGATGGGAACGAGTCTGAAGAAGTTGGCAAAGCTTTTTGCACTAATCTTTTGGGTGGAGATTGGGTGCAAACTTCTTATAATTCAAATTTTAGAAAAAACTACGCTGGTATTGGCGATACTTACGATAAAGATAGAGATGCTTTTATTGGAGGTAAAGCCTTTCCATCATGGGTTTTAAATGAAACTATTTGTAAATACGAAGCCCCAGTAAAATATCCATCGGATACTGAAAATCAATATGTATGGGATGAGGATACCCTGCAGTGGGTGGTAGTAGATTTATTAGGGTAGAAGGGTTTAAATTATGCCAATAACGCCAAGCGGTACAATATCTATTCAAAACATAATGACAGAACTTGATATTTCTGGTGCAACTTCTATGAACGACGCGGATGTTCGAGGGCTTATTGATAAGGTCGCAGGAGCTCGAATGTCTATGTCTGAGTGGTATGGGGCACAAAGTGCCTTTGCTTTTAACCTTACATCTAGCGTGGAAGCTGGCGGTACTGACTTGAGTACTTTAGCAACAGCCGCGGGTTGGGATGGAACCGTACCTATTATAATGACTGTAAACTCTGGTGTATATATTCGGTCAACGACAACAACTGAACCGGCACTAACGATTGATGTAGCTGAGTCAGAAGTCATAAACAATGGTGCTATTTTTGGTTATGGAGGCAGCGCTAGCGGTGCGGGCGGACACGCTATTAAGATAAACGCACTTAGCACTATAGTGACTAATAACACCGGTGCATTTATTGCAGGGGGTGGCGGTGGAGGCGGCGGTGCTGGTGGTGGCGGTGGCGCTGGCCAAAGTGCATATAACACAGCTTCAAATAATGGTAGTACAACAGGTTATTTATCTTATGGCGGTCTTAATAGAACAAACGGTTCTGCAAGTGGTTTTACTTGTGCCGTAACAGTACAGGGTGGTACAGGTGGTGATCAAGGTGGTGGAGGTGTTATACCTTCTACAACCTATTCTTCATGTAGTGGTCAGTCTTGCGGTTCTTTCTATGGTGGTGGTTGTGGAACAGTTACTGTATCTGGAAATGTACCTAATAACCCTGCTCAAGGTGGTTCTGTTCTAAGCGCAACACAGAACACAGATGGAGCTAATACTAATGGTGGTGGCGGTTGGGGTCGCACTGGTGAGAATGGTGGCGGTGTCGGTGGTGACGCTATCAATACAGGCTACTCATATACTTACACAAATAACGGTACAGTATACGGAAGTGTGTAATGAAAACCGTTGAAGTAGCCCCTACATATTTTTTAGCCGATGATAGGTTAGACATCATATGTAAATATCTATATGTAAAATCTAAGCATACTAATATAAACTACCCACGTTATAAAGAACTGTACAAAAAGTGTATATACCAGCAAACAGACGCAGTAGAACCTATTGATAAGTATATACCTAAGCAAACCCCAAAGAATAATATACAAGATTACATAGATAGTTTTGACCGTTTAATTAATAACTTTGAAACACAAGGTTACAATAAAGAATACCCTATATACTCTGATTATGTAAAAACAATTAACGGCGGTGCACATAGAATAGCGTGTTCCCTATACTACGAGCAAAATATCCCCACAGTGCTATGCGTTGACCCTCAACCAAAGTATAGGTTGTTAGATAGGAAGTGGTTTGAAACAGAAGGTTTCTCTGAAGAAGTTATCGCAGAGTGGGAGGAAACGCTTGTTGAACTCAGTGGTAGTCGGTAACGGTAAATCCCGAAAAGGTAGAGACTTGAAGGCTATACCTAATGCTTACATAATAGCATGTAATTGGTTTTTCAGAGATGAATTTGAACCTGACATACTAATAACTTCCGATGAAGATATTACTAAACATATATCTGAGGAATACCCTAATATTAAAAACCACCATAAGTCTACAGTGAAGTACTCATCGGGGGCAACAGGCGCATACCTAGCGGCTAAAAAAGTTAAATCAGATAATATATTCTTAGTTGGTATGGATTTCTATGGTGTCAACGGGAAAGTTAATAATTTATATTCTGGTGAACTATACTATACACCTGAGAACTGGGTAGCACCTGATAGTATCAGTAATGATTGGCAAAAACAATTTGAATGGATTGTAAAGAAATACCCAAAGATTAACTTTTATCATGTTGATCCTTTTGAAGATAGAAGCCCTGAGTGCCTTACAAGACTTACTAATTTTCAAAAAATAACTTACGAGGATATGATAAAAAGGGTGGTAATATAAAATGCTTGGTTTTACAGCCTACGAATGTATAATAGCCGCTAAGATTAATCCGTATGAAAGGGCTTATGTAGCATGTTAGGTTTCTCCCCATATTCAGCAGCAGCTTTCTCGGACGTAGGTAGTGGAGAGCAGCTTTTCGTTGCTACAGGTGTTGTTGGTAACGGGGCTATAGGCACTGCATCAGTTACTGGGGATCAGATAGGTCTGACTCTTGGCTCTGTACAAGGCTCTGGGGTAGTTAACGATGTATCGGTAGATGCAGGGACAACAGTTACGTTATCTACTGACCCATTACGCGGCAGTGTTAACCCCGTAATCGCATCTACTGATGTTACTACTTCTGTTAGCGGTGTAGGTTCTACTGGGTCGTCGGGTAGTGTTACTGCTACAGGTGGTTCAGATATCGCCCTTTCGGGCCTTGCGGGTACTACAAATACTCCGAGTGTTTCTACTACTTCTAACGCTACGTTCTCCGTAACAGGTGTATCCGGGGCTATGTCTGTAGGCACGGCGCAAGGCCAAGCAGGTGCAGGTGCGGATGTGACTGGAGTTTTAGCTACAGGTAGTGTAGGCTCTATAACAATGACAGGCACAGGATTGGTAACTCTGATTGGGGTATCGGCCGAAGGTAGTGTCGGACAAGCACTTGTATGGGGCAGAGTTAAACCTAATCCCGGTACAGTATGGACAAGAATAGCAGCATGAGGATGAACAATGCCTAGTACATATACAGATAATGGTGGTATAGAGCTTCCAGCCAACGGAGAACAAGCCTCTACATGGGGCAATACTGTCAACGACAACATGAATATAATAGACCGCCTGATTAATGGTGTAGGCGCGATTACTCTATCTGGCACGACACATACTTTGACTACCAGTGATGGCGCACCTTCTGACGGGCATTATAAAGTTCTCGTACTAGGGGGTTCTCCTTCTGGCACTAACACGGTAACTGTGGCTCCAAACAACGGACAGCATGTATATATTGTTAAGAACAATAGCGGTCAAACAGCTACATTTACTCAAGGTTCTGGGGCAAACGTCAGTGTGGCGACGGGTGCAACTAAGATTATATATTGTGACGGTGCAGGTTCTGGTGCGGCTGTTGTAGATATTACAGGTTCTTTGGACCTTGGAGCGTTAGTTATAGGAGGCACTACAGTCACTGCAACCGTCGCAGAGTTAAACATAATGGACGGAGTAACATCTACTACCGCCGAGATTAATAAACTCGATGGGTTTACTGGTGATGTTAACGACTTAAACTACGCTAAAGATTTACGAGCTACAGGCGTTACAACTGCTGAGTTTGATATTCTTGATGACTTAACAGCTACAACTGCTGAACTTAACTTAATGGATGGAGTTACGGCAACAACGCAAGAGTTAAACTTTGTTGATGGAGTTACCTCAAACATACAAACACAACTTAATGCTAAAGCACCTTCTTCAAGCCCTACGCTCACAACACCTACGCTTGGCTCTGCTATTACAATAACAGGCGGAACGCAAAGCTGGACGGTAACAGCAGCAGGCACAAACTTAACTTTTGCCTATAACGGCACAAACGTTTTCCGTATAGATAGCTCTGGTAACATAGCTGCAAAAGGTGATGTCACTGCATTTGAGTCTCTATAAATGCTCGTAATTATTCCGTTGGAGGTTTAATATGCCACTACAAAAACTTCAGTTTCGTCCCGGGATTGTACGGGATACAACTGACTATACTAACGAAGGTGGTTGGCGAGATGGGGATAAAATCCGTTTTCGTTTAGGGTTTCCTGAAACTATCGGCGGTTGGACTCGATACACCAGCAGTACTTTTCTTGGCACATGTAGGGGTCTTCATAGTTGGATATCTCTTACTGGTGCAAACTTTTATTAGCGCGGGTACTAACTTAAAACTTTATGTACTGGATGGTAACGATCCAATAGACATTACACCTATACGTGCAACAACTTCCGCAGGGGACGTTACCTTTGCGGCTACTAATGGTTCTTCTACAATTACTGTATCAGACACAAATAATGGCGTGTTCTTAAACGATTTTGTCACGTTTTCAGGGGCGGTAAGTCTTGGTGGTGCTATCACCGCCGCAGTACTAAACAAAGAGTATCAGGTTACTTCCGTAGTCAACGCCAACTCGTATACCATTAGTGCTACAGTTACAGCTAATTCATCAGATACAGGAAATGGCGGCGGTTCTGTAGTAGGTACGTATCAAATAAATTCGGGTTTAGACTCTGCTGCTAGTGGTAGTGGGTGGGGCGCGGGTACTTGGAGTCGTGGAAGTTGGAGTTCTGCGGCGGACGTATCTATAGCGGGTGCTCAACTTCGTTTATGGTCTATGGATAATTTTGGGGAAGACCTTATCGCTAATGTACGTGGCGGTGGCATCTACTATTGGGACGCTTCTGCGGGTACTTCTGCTCGTGCGGTGAATATTACTACACTAAGCGGGAACAACCAGCCGCAAGCAGCTAATCTTGTTCTTGTTTCTGAAAGAGACAGGCACGTTCTTGCTTTTGGCTGTGATCCACAAGGTGATCCCGGAAACCTTGACCCTTTAACTATACGTTTTTCTGACCAAGAGAGTTTTACTGATTGGGCGGCAACGTCAACTAACACTGCTGGAGAGCTACGTATAGGTACGGGTTCTGAAATCATTGCCGCGGTACAAACCAAACAACAAGTTATAGTGTTTACAGACCGCTCCGTGTCTTCAATGCAGTTTATCGGGGCACCGTTTACCTTTGGTTTATCTGAAGTATCTACAAATACTTCTATCGCAGGACAGAACGCTGCCGTTGCTTTTGGGGACGCAGTTTACTGGATGGGCGACGAAGTCTTTTATGTGTACGATGGTAACGTAAAGCTTATCCCATGTCCTATAGAAGAATATATTTTTGACAGTATGAACCTTTCACAACGTTCTAAAATAACTTCAGGGTTAAACAGTAAATTTAACGAAGTGTGGTGGTTCTACCCGTCAACCGAGAGCGAAACAAATGATAGTTATGTAGTTTTTAACTACGCCGAAAACAGCTGGTATTATGGAAACCTTACCCGCACCGCATGGTATGATAATGCTCTTTCCAATCTACCTATAGCTGCTTCTACCGATGGGTACTTATATTTCCATGAAGATGGGCTCGACGATGGTAGCACTAACCCTCCCAGCCCTATAAGTAGCTACATAGAATCCAGCGCTATAGATATGGGCGACGGAGATAAGTTTATGTTTGTGTCAAGAGTTTTACCGGACTTAACATTTCGTAATTCTACCGCTACTCCGCTAGCCACTTTTACAGTGAGTGCTAGGGATTTTCCCGGGGCTAACTTTGATCAGACAGATTCCGGTAATGCAGTGCGTACGTCTGAAGCACCTGTCGAGCAATTTACGGAGCAGTTGTTTTTCCGATTGCGAGGTAGGTCTATGGCTTTAAAAGTTTCGTCAAATACGGTCGGGACACAATGGAGGCTTGGTACACCTCGTGCAGATATGCGCACAGATGGGAGGCGTTAATGGCTCAACAAACACCAATCCCGTTCTTCGCCGCCGCTCCCCCCGAGTATAGCCAAGAGTACATATCACAGGTTACAAGAGCGTTTGCTTTATATGCTCAACAACAGCAAAACCCCGGCCCTGTTAGAGCTGATACTTTAAATTTAACTGGACTTTCCGTCTACGCAAACAATGCGGCCGCCGTGTCTGGTGGTCTTGCGGTTAATGATGTATATAAGACCGCAACTGGAGAACTAAGGATAGTAGTATGACTGATAAAACAACACCTGAACGTAAAGATATATCTGTGCCGATCACTGCGCCGAAACCTGCTGGTGGGGGTGTGTTCTAGTGGAGATGTCTGCAATTTGGAATATTGGCTTAACCGCTGGCGGCGGTTTTTTAGTGTGGTGGATTAAGTCTCACCATGAAGAAGTCAAGCGGGTAACTATTCTACTTAACAGAACTCGAGAAGAATTAGCTAAAGAGTACGTCACTAAGTACGACTCTAATCAAGTGCTTGGCCAAATAATGAGTAAGTTTGACAAGATAGAAGAAAAGCTAGACAGACTGGTGGAAAGAAAATGATACGTTTATTTATAGCAGTGCTCTTCTTTATTGCAGGTCTTGCTATAGGTAACTCTGTCTTCGCCGAGGATGTAATTAAAACTGATACGAATAGCACAATAACTTCTAATGGTTCGATGGACACTACCATCAACAGTCCGCCGCCTTCTGCGATTTCTCCGCAGATTAGCGCAAGCAACTCTGACCTATGTACTGTAGGTGTCGCGGGGGCGGTGCAGACACAGATACTTGGTATATCCGCAGGTAGAACTGTACGAGATATGAACTGTGAGAAACTAAAGAACGCCAAAACCATGTATGATATGGGGATGAAAGTTGCAGCGGTATCTGTAATGTGTCAGGATTCTCGCGTGTTTGAAGCCATGCTCAACGCGGGGACGCCCTGTCCCAAGGATGGGTTGGTGGGAGACAAAGCTAGGCTTGCATGGGAGATGGAAGCGGTTAAGGAAGAAATACAAAGAGATCAGAACAATCCTATGAGAAAGATGTTCAATGAAAACGTTGAAACAAAAACAGGTCTGGGTGTTATTATTGCTACTCTGGCCTTCTTACTCGCAATGTGATCCCTATAGCTACGGGGCAACAGGCAATGCGGCGTCCACAGCACTGAGTTGGGGAATGGGTTCTGTCTTACCCGATGTTCCGGGGGTCGATATAAATGGTCTCCTGTATAGATATACTACTGTGAAGAACCCTGAAGATGGCATGAAAGTACACGTTGGTAATAAAAACACCAACGGAGGTGGCTATATCTTTCGAGAAACCGATGACTGGTCGGGGGTTCCCGGTAACACCATCGTTAAATCATTTCCCCTCGCTAACATTCCAGCTACCCAATGGGGCGCAGGTTCGATTGACATTGAAGGGGAAGGTACGGTCAAAGATGCTGTGGTTATATATAACTATAGGATCGACGAGTGCTTTGAACCGCAGTCCAACCCAAACTGCCCGGGGTATGTAAAGCCTATGCCTGTTCTTCCTGTTATAGAGGTGTATGATGCACTTGAAGATGATGCTGTTGTTGAGACGTTAGAAGCAGAAGAGTTTCAGTACGATGAAGACGGCGAACTAATTCTTTCTGAGGAAGAGGAAGAAGAAGAGACTAGAATTGAGATGGGTCTAACGGCGTCTGCCAACGCTTTGACTCTGTTTAAGACACAAGGACAAGATGATATTATTATGGCTATAAACCAACAGACTAATATAGCTATGTATTATAATGCTTCTATTAAGGGAGGTGTGTATGCTGACGCCCCCGGTCTTGCTGACTCGGAAATAGCCGACAACAAGAAAGCCTTGCGTAACAACTTAGCACAACAAATACTGCATGAGAAAATGGTTGATATGCAGTACAATAGATGAGGTTTATTATGAAATATTTTATTGCAACGCTTTCCTTGTGCGCATTTCCAGCACTAGCTAACGTCGAGATTACGGGGAGTGTGGAAGCTAAATGTGTTATTCAAACAACTAAAGCAGGTGTGTACGGAAACCCAATTGCTAGTAAGTTAAGCACCACTCCTTCAGATGGTGGCGTACTGCCAGTCATTAGATACGATGTATCTATTGCGGATTCTTACACAGCTAACATAACGCATCCAACGTCGTTTAGTTCTTCTCCTACATTAACGGACACATTAGCGTGGACAGGAAGCACAAGTGTAACGCAAACGTCTGTGTCAGGAATGTCCGCTTATAACGATGCTAAAGTAGTCGTAGATAACACTTCGATATTTAACCTTACACTCGCGGGATCAACATGGTTCTCTACAGCTTCTAGTGCTGTGTACGGTTCAGCTAAACCGTTTCCCGGAGGAAACTATACCGCAGTTGTGCAGGCAAGTTGTGTCGCTAAGTAAGTTCATCGCAATAGGTACGCTAATTACTTTTGGTGCGTCTGCGCACGAAATGACACCTGCTTATCCAGAAGTAAAAATGTCCCACGTTAAAAACGTAGTTAAAGTAGAGATGTCTTTGTTTAACTCTAGGGAAGAAATAAGATACTATCAGGTCGATTTATTTGATCTAAATTGGATGCCTATACCTTTTTCTACGCCGTATAGAATTATGAAAGTTGACTATAAAGAACATAAAGCTTTTGATGTCTATATAAGAAAGAGAGATTTACCTGAAGCAGTCTTTCTATGCACAACCTCAAAGGTGAGGAAGACTAATATATCTAGAACACTTGTTTCTTCTATAATATGCTCAAGGCTAGACGGAGAACCTGCATGAGATTAGCGTTAGCTTTTTGTGTTTTATCAAGTTCTGTTGTGGCCGACAACAGCTCTCTTTCTCTTGCTTTACCAAGCCCGCCAATGAACTACCAATCGGATTCGTTTTCAACAGGTAGTACGCGGTGTAGTAACGCTGTAGGTGGTGGTGTAAACTTAGAGTACGGCGTAACTGGTGTTCTTTCTGGCCTAGATACCAATAGTCGTGGTAAAGATATAGGCGTATACGCACGTATTGTTATACCCTTAGATAAACCCAAGGCTCGGATTAACTGTGACGACCTTTACCAGATAGAGTTGGCGCAACGCCGTTTAGAGATACAAAAGCTACGCGACGAGCTAGAAGCATTAAAGAATTTACAAAATGCAGGTGGTGAGATGGAGTTTGAAAACTAATGGATACTACCAAGATAGCCGATAACATTGATGGACTTGCAGACCGCGAGTTTAAGGCAGGTGGCATGAAGTTATCCTTTGGTTCAATCATGGCCATATTTGCTTTCTTGTCTACAGTTGTAGGTGGTTTGTACGGTGGGTTCGTAATGTATCAAAAGATAGAAGAGGTCGCGGGGCTAGACCTTGGAGCGTATCAACAAGCAATGGATGTAATGGATGCAAAAGTCACGGGTATCGCCGACAAGGTAGAAGAATCTGTAGAGTACAGTCGTGATATTAAAAACGGTTTGAAGGATGATATACTACGCATAGAACAACAAACAGATCGTATAGAGGATATGGTGCGTAAATCTGAAGACAAGGTTCGTACTATGATTGATAACGCAGAAGTCCGCTTCGAAAATCAACGAGAACGTGTTAGAGTATCGCAAAGCGGTGATATGAAAGAGTTAGAAGATAAATTAATGGGCAAACTACAGCGGGCATTAGACAACCCCCTTGCAGATTAGGAGATTATTATGACAGAATTTGACAAAGCCGATTTAGATGGTAGCGGTACAATAGACCAAGCCGAATGGGATAAATTAGCATTAGAAGACAAGCGTTTGAAAATGGCTGATGAGGATGCTCAAAGAGATGCTCAAAGACAGATGGCATGGTTTGCATTATTCGGCATGTTGTTGTACCCTTTTGCAATAATTATTTGTAATTTGGCTAATCTCGACGAAGCCATGAAGTCACTAGCTTCTATCGCTGGTGTGTATTTTGTTTCTGTAGCTGCTATAGTTGCCGCATTTTATGGTAAAGAAGCCTACACAAAAGGGAAGGAAAATAACTAATGATGAGTCTCGTAAGTAATTTGGTAGGGCCTGTTACTGGGCTACTAGACAAAGTTATTGAGGACAAAGATCAAAAGGCCAAGTTAGCCCACGAGATCGCTACGATGTCCGACCAGCACGCCCAGCAAGCCTTAATGGGGCAATTAGAAATAAACAAAGCTGAAGCTGCATCTGGTTCTGTATTTAAAGGCGGCTGGCGCCCCTTCATAGGTTGGGTATGTGGCGTTGCTTTTGCCTACCATTTTGTGTTGCAACCTCTTATAGTCTTTGGTGTAACTACTGCTGGAGTTGACATACCTGCGTTACCAGAGTTTGATATGGGTAGCTTGATGACTGTGATGATGGGAATGTTAGGATTGGGCGGACTTCGCAGCTATGAAAAGAAGCAAGGAATTACAAAATGAGTGACTCTTTAAAACTACTGCAAGAGAAATGTGGGGTTACACCCGACGGAGGATTTGGGCCAAATACAGCCCGTGCTATTGTATCTCACTACGAGTTGTCCCCTGAACATGGGGCGCACCTACTGGGGCAAGCTGCTCACGAGAGCGGGGGCTTTAGACTCTGTCGAGAAAACTTAAACTACGGTTGGGAAGCTCTTATGCGGACTTGGCCTAGCAGGTTTACGGAGGAAGAAGCTAAAGAATACGAAAGACAGCCGAGCAAGATCGCAGGTAAAGTGTATTTGCGTAAATCACTTGGTAACCTTACGGAGCAAGATGCTAAAGACTTCATCGGCCGAGGATTTTTACAATTAACCGGTAAGGCAAATTACCGTTCTTTTTCTAGTGATATGGGTTTACCTGACGTAATGACTGACCCCGATCTAGCTGCTACAGACTATGCGTTTGAGACAGCGTTGTGGTTCTTTAAGAAGAACAAACTATTTGACATTGCCGACGAAGGTGTAACCGAAGAGGTAATCAAGAAAATTACTAAGCGTGTTAATGGTGGGTACCATGGGTTAGACGACCGTATAGAGCAGACTAATAAGATATATGGGTGGTTAAGCTAGATGCCTATACGTCCTATGGAACCAAACGATGTGCCTATAGCTATCGAACTCGGACATAAGATGCACCAAGAAAGCGTATATAAGCATTTTGATTACGACTCAAACAAGTGTGGGCGACTGTTATATGACTTTATGACTAACCCAGATACACGTTTTGCGTATGTAGGAACTGCTAATGGGGTGGTTAATAGTATGCTTCTTGGGTCTATAGGTGAACATTATTTCGGTACTGACTTGATAGCATCCGACACAGTGTGGTATGTATCTCCACAAAGCAGGGGCTCTCGCGTTGGGTTGCAGTTGCTACGTGCCTTCGAAAGATGGTCAAAAGAGCGTAATGCTGCAGAGATATACATGGGTGTTTCTACTGGTTTAAGTGCCGGTAAAACTGGGGCAATGTTACAAAAGTTAGGATATAATGTTGTGGGTGGAAATTATAAGCAACGTGTAGTAGAATAACACAACAAGTTTAAGAAAAAGGGTTTTTACATGTGTGGCGGCGGTGACTTAGGCGGATCAAACAATAAAGATAACGACAACAAAAAAGGCTCTGGCAACAGTGCCGGAGAAAAGTTAGCCAACGCTATCACTCCAAACGACGGATTCTCCTATAGAGATGGGGTATTAACCGCGGATAGAGGCAGAAATACTTATACACCTGTATCTTCAAACCCTAATGAAGAGCGGGACAGAAATATTCTTGTGCGCAATAAAGACAATACGGGGTCGTTCTTTGTACCTAAAAGCGAAACTAAAAAGTACAATGATCGTCTGGTTATGTCTGCTGTTGTTGGTGGGTTAACTGGCGGACTACCCGGTATAGCTGCTGGTATAGGCGGAAACATGGTACGAAACACGCTATTCTCCGGTGGCGGTGACGGTAACAGGGATAGAAGAAACGTTTCTGCAGTAAATACAAATGTTGGTAGTGGTACAGTAAGTGATCGCTTTGGTAATGCTATACAAGGCGCTACAGGAATTGCGGGTGTAACCCCGGGTGGTTTTACAGACCCAAGCACATACACTAAAGGTGTACATTACGGCACAACAAACGATGGTGGTTTTAAAGGTATGTTCCAACCCGGAGGCTTTTTTGCAGGTCCGGAGTTTAGCAGTGCTGAAGAACGATCAAAGTACATGCTCGAACAAAAAAATAAAGCTGTTGAAGCTGGGCGATCTATGGCAGATGGTTCTGACAATAACGACGATAGAGTTAGGCAAACAGTAACTACACCTACAGTTACAGGTCCAGCGGGGCCAGCGGGGTCTGATATGAGTGCGGCAGCCGCACAAGGTGGATTTGAGCCGATTCCAAATCCTGACTATGACCCTAACGACCCGATGTCTCCTAAGTTTATAATTAACCCGAGCTATCAACAGTTGCTTGAGTACCAACAAAGCCAAGTTACAGGCATGGCTATGGGTGGGTATCCGGGTCAAATGCTTTCAGCAAATGCAGCATTTAAAATGCGACGACCTGCGTATAGCGAGCCTTTAAAGCAGTACGGTAACTACCTAGAGGGTGAATACGGCGATTCTGGCTTTGAGCAAAAGAAGGATAATTTCCTAGAAGAAGTTAACATGAAAGAACGGCAGACGTTTGGTCAAGGTGGGCTTCTTCCTACTGGCGGCGGACTCGGGAACCTGATAGCACCACAACCTAGACCCGGCCCGCACTTAGATGATCCTCGTGGACCTATGTTTGGTATGCACCAAGGAGGACCCGGCCAATTAGGGATGGCAGAAGGTTACGACAGGATTTTCCCACAGAACCTTATGAGAGGTTTTGCCGAAGGCGGTGAGCTTGAGCAAGTCCCACAAGAAGGTATTGCAGCTATCCCACAAGAAGGTGGTAATGAGAAGACTGATATAGTCGACGCAGTTAGAGCTGTAAAAGGTGATATGTCTAAAGAGGAAGCATCCGTTGCGTTAGGTAAATTCTTAGCTACCTACGGTGAAGAAGCTCTTAAAAACTTAGTTGAGGCAGTACAGTCTGGCGAGCTAGACGATACAATAGAGCGTTTCGCTAATGGTGAAGCTGGTGAAGTCAACGGGCCGGGCGATGGTTCTGGTGTTGATGACAAAGTACCTGCTTCCCTTGAAGGACAAGAAGATGTGTTACTTGCAGATGGAGAATATGTACTACGTGCAAAAACTGCAAAAGCACTTGAAAAGATGTACGGTGGCGGGTTTCTCGACACTATAAACGAATCCGAAGACAATGCGCCGCGTGTTATACGCGAGCTTGCGGCTAGAACAGCGTAAGGAGCTAACCTATGTGTGGCAGTAAAACAGTATACGATCAAACTACTGGGACGACAACTTCTCAACAGGATTTGCCGGAATGGGCGAAGCCTTACTTTGAGCGCAACATAGCCAAAGCAGAGGCAGAGTTTAATAAGCCGTATGAAGCCTACACTGGGGAACGCCTAGCGGCAACCGACCCGAATGTAACTAGGTCTCGGGAGATGGTCGAAGGGCTCGTAGGTTCTGGAATACCCGGACTTGGGGCGGCACAAGATTACGCTACTGCAGGAATGGATCGTGCTACTGAGCTTGGTAACTATACTGGTGGTGATTACTCACAATTTGCCTACTCTGATCCAGCTATGTTTACTGGTGACAACGTATCTCAGTACATGTCTCCGTACCAACAGTTAGTAACAGACCAACAAAAAGAAGCAGCTATCACAGACTTCAATCGTTTACAGGGCGCTCGAGATGCTAAGGCAGTTCAAGCTGGTGCTTTTGGAGGGTCACGTCAAGCAGTACAGCAGGGTATAGCGGAAGAACAACTATTAGGACAGCTAGCAGATATACAAGCTAAAGGCTCGCAGAGAGCGTTTGACGCCGCCGCTAAACAGTTCGGTGCCGATAGAGCCGCACAAATGACTGCAGAACAGCGACGTGCCGCTGAACTTGGAAGAGTACAGACAGGACAAGAAGCAGCTAGTCAATTTGGTGCAGGACAAGGACTTGCGGCGCTTAGAGCCGGTGCAGGGATGGGTACAGAGCTATCTCGTCTAGGTGAGTTAGAGCGTCAGACAGCTATCCAAGACACACAATTGCTTGAAGGTGTTGGTCAAGCCGAACAGGCTGGAGATCAGGCACAGCTCGATTTAGATTATGCTAACTTCCTTGAGCAACAAGGCTACACTCGTGAGCAGATTGGTAACATG